TTAGGCCCTCTCGTCAGTTTTGGGCCAATTTGGGGCCAATTCGACTCGGGGCGGCAGCTTCTCCAGCTCCCTCCAGTCCGAGGAGGAGCTGATCCATTTCGCGTAGGTAGAGAGCAACATCTCGACGCTGTGGCCAAGCTGGCTCGCGATGAACGCGGGGTTCATCCCAGACATCAGGCACATGGTTGCGTAGGTGTGGCGGGTGTCGTACTGACGGCGTTCACGGATGTTCAGCGCCTTCAGCGCCGATTTGAAGTGGCGGATTGTAACACTTGGCTCGTTGATCCACAGCCCACCTTTGCTTGGTTGGAACACGAAGGGGCTAGTCGGGTGGACCGACTTGGATGCCATGCGACGAAGGGTAGCCATTCGCTGGGCCTGGTTGATGGCGTTCAATGCGCGCTCGTTCAACAGGACCACCCGATGATGCTTGGTTTTCGTACGTTCCTGGGGGGCACGGTTGACGATGATCCGGCGAACCGTCGCGGAGCGCTGATCAACGTCGATGTCCTCCCATTTCAGACCCATTGCTTCGCCAGGGCGGACCCCAGTGAAGAAGCAAAACTCGAAGAACGCTGCGTAGATCTGCGAGTATTTCTGTAGCGTCGCATACAGGTGGGCGATTATCGCCTCTGCTTCCGCCCTGGTGTAAGGGTCTACGACTTTCTTTACGGACTTTGGCTTATCAAGCGAGGTGGTGGGGTTCTTGGCGATCAAACCATCAAGGACCGCTGCCTTGAAAACGCTGGCCAGCTTGATGATCGCATTCCGCTTTACGCCAACTGACGTCCACTGGATCTGCGAAATGACCCCACGAAGCATGGTCGGTGTGATCATGTCTATCCTGCGTAGGCCAAGGTATGGCATCCAGTAGATGTTGAACACGCTCTTATAATTGTTGCGGGTGCCTTCAACGATGTCGCGGCTATCCAGCCACATCTGGGTGTAGGCGCCCAGGCTCGGGATAGACTCCGCCGTCCGGCGTGCTATCTCCGAGCCTGGGAATAGCTCGGCATACTTCTCCTCGTCCAGCAGGCCGTGACGGATCAGGTTTACTACTTGATCACGTACACGGCTGGCTGCGCGGATGCCCTGCGCCGTCGGGGGGTGGGCGAGGGTTTCCCCGCGACGCTCACCGTTCCAAGTGAAACGGATTCGGAGCGAGTCTCCTCGGATTTCAATTCCAGGGGGCAGACCCACAGGCTTTCGAGCCATTCCTCATATCTCCATCTGCTGTACATGATGTTGCGGCCGTTCTTGTTCCAGACGCCTTCAGGGATTTTCCCGCGCTGGCGACGGGTCTGAAGCGCTCGCAGCGTGATTCCCAGCAGTTCGGCCATCCTTTCCTCCGTTACCTTGTCCACTTCCTGGGCAACGGCCTCTTCCAGCCCGGCGTGTTCATCGCCTGGCTTTTTCCTTTCTGAGCGCATTGAGTTCTCCAAGCCGCCGGTGGCGGCAGGTTGGTTGTTAAGTGGTCGCCTTGGCGGCTTTTGCGTGGCCGACGCAAACCCGTAGTGGTTCACCGCGTTCGTCGAGGTCGGCGTGGCACATGAAGCCCTTGCGGTCGTGCGCCATGAACTCTGCGTCGCTGGTGGTGATGGGCGACTGATTGGCGATGGATCCCAGGCGATATGCGCAGCCCTGGCATGCACCGGCCGGGTCGCACTTGCTTGCGATCTGCACGCCTTGGCAGGCCCCGAAGATGGTCGGCAGGTTCACGCTATCGAACTTGTCGGGGTGAACGCCGCACTCATGGATGAGGACCATGTCACTCATCTCTGCACAGTTGGCAGCGACGGAGTTGGCCATGCCTATAAACTGAGCGAACATCTCGGCGAGCTTGGCCGGACCGTGCTCTCGCCATAGGGCTTTCACCATGGTGCGGCGCATATCCAGGCCATGCTGGCTGATACCGGCGATGATCAGCGCGTCCGCTGGCGACATGCTGTAGTCGGTGTTTTCGGGCATAGGTCATCCTCGCCCGGCGGTCGCTACCACCGGGCTTTGTTGGCGTGGTGTTGATTACTTGGTGAGTTCGTGGCCGAACGGCACGCGGAAACCGGAGGCGTTTCGGTGGCCGCCACCGCCGTACTGTTTAGCGATCTCCGACACATCCAGCCCCTCGTCGGTGCTGCGCAGGCTGAATACGCGGCCATCTGGCGTATCCCAGTAGCACGCGGCGAACGCTTCGCCTTGAGCCATCAGGTGCCCGGCGTCACTGGTGAGCGTGTACGGCAGGCTGGCCACGGGCACATCGTGACCGCCGATGACCAGGCGGCGCTTCATCACGGCAACCAGCTCGGCAATATCCTTGTGGTGCTTGCGCTCGATCGCGGCGCCGTCCGAGCGAAGGGTTTCCACATCGGCCGCCATCAGCTTGTCCCAGACTTCGAAGTCGTATGGGTAGCTGAACAGGTTCGCCTGGATTTCGCGGGTGCCGTCCAGCTTGAACAGCCAGAGGTCGCGGTCCTCGATGTGGCGCAGCAGCATGGGCGGCTCTTGCCCGGGGAAGAAGTGGTCCCAGGCCAGCATGGCGCCGCTGCGGTTCATATCGAAGCAGCAGGCGATGGCCGGTGCGTTCTGCATTTGCATGAAGCTGTGAGCGCTTTCCCAGCCCAGCGCGACCGCGCCGTCGGCGTGCCGGCCATCGAGCCGAACGCCTGCATGGAAGGGCGGGAACTTGCTCAGGTCCTCGGCCGCCGACTTGTGATGATCCAGGATGATGATGCTGTGGGCCTTCCAGCTCATCCTCGCCATGACTTCGTACTTGTAGCTGAAGTCGACGATGATAACGTCCTTGCCCTCAACGTCTGGCGGCTCTTGGCCGTAGACACCGGCGACAAACTCGACCTGGTCGCCCAGGGCTTTGCGGACAACCCAGGCGGCACCGAAGCCGTCAGCACAGTTGCCGTGGTAGATGCACATCGTTTTGCGTTCAGACATAGAGTTTCCTCACCCGCACGGCAGATGGCGGGCATTTGATTAATGGCAGGGTGACGGTTAGGCAGGAATTTTTTCAAGAGCCGCGTCGGCGACCTTGATCGCGGCCTGGGCGTTGCCGACGTAGGCCGGGTCGAATCCGCCGGCGTAGTGGATAACACGCTGGCAGGCGTCTAGCTCTTTGCGCGCCAGGCGCAGGGCATGGACCAGCTCTTCTTGCTGCGCGCCTTCGGCCCGACCGATATCCCAGAACTGCTGCCCCCAGTGATTGAGCGGTGTCGGGTTGGTGTTCTGCTTTCCGCACGCCAAGGAGCCCACGATCACGTCGCAAAGGCCGCGCTTGTAGGCGTTGTCACCATCGAGGCTCAGGCCGCCGCGCCGGCGTAGGGTGTTCACGACCTCATCGACGTCGAGGCCGCGGTCTTTGAGGACGATATCCAGGTCTGGCTTGCCTGCCGTGTAGATCACCAGCGCCAGTTTGGCGCCTGGCTGCAGGTTCTCGCTGATCATCACCAGCGCATCGTTGGCGAGCTGGTGGAATCGGTTGGTTGCGGACATAGGTAATCCTCGCCCGCGCATGTCGGTGGGCTCATGTGGTTTAATCGGGGTTCAAGAGGAGGAGCGATATGGCCAAGGAAACAAGAAAGCCGTGGGGCTATGCAGCAGTCACCCTGATATCAACTGGCGTCGGGTTCGCTTTCAGTGGGCTGATGACAGGCCAGCCTGCCTTTATCTACAGCGGTCTTGGCATGGCCATACCTGGAGTTTTGCTGGCCGTGACGCACTTCTGGTCGGCACGCCGGCGGGCTTGAGTTGTAGGGGAAGGGGTTAATAGTCGAAGTCGTATTCGGCGAAGCAGGGCGCGCATAGAGGGCGCTGGCCGCGCTGCGCCCAAGCCGAGGTCTTGAGTAGCCAGCGGCTCTTGTCGACGAATCGGCCACAGTCGCGACAATGGGTATGATTTTCCTCGGCCTTAAGCTGCGCGAACTGGGCGATGCGCTGGCGCTCATCCTCGGCTAGCAGCTGCCGGAAGTGCTCTTGCTCTTCCTTCTCCGTCATGTGCGGGTAGATCTTGCTCATGCCAGTCATCGCGGCCCCCTGCAGATCAGGTAGGCCATGTAGGCGAGGGCGCTCATTGAGCGGCCTCTTTGGCCATGAGCTTGTCAACGACCGCATCAGCCATCGCGCAGAACAGGGGCATTCTCCCCTCGTTCCAGATAGCCAGCGGTGACCTGGTTCCAATGGGGTTGCGAACGAATCGGTAGCGCTTGGCATCCTTGCGCAGAGTCTCGTTCTCTGCGAGTAGCTCATTTACGCCCTCAGCCAGGAACCTGTGTTGTTCGTCGCAGCAGAATCGACGGTCGTTCATCACCCGCTCAGCCAGCGCTTTCAATGCTTCTCGGTTCACGGCATAAGCTCCTTCGGCACCTGGACGGTATCGCCGAGCTTGTGTGCGACAATGGCCCGGCACGCCGCCGGCAATGGAAAATCAGCCCCTTGGGCAACGTCTTTGCCGTTTTCGGTTATCCAGGCTGCCCAGTAGTCCCAATCTTTCTGCGGGCAGTGCAGGCTGACGTTGTGCTTCTGCAGTAGCGGTCCGCCCACCGCCCAGTCTTCCCACGGGTTGAAGCGCTTGGCTTGCTCGGTCACGGTGTAGCGGTGGCGGGCAAACACCCGCCAGGAGGTGTTGTAGTGCGGGGGCTCGAGTTCCAGCTCCAGGCCTTCGGCCATGCCTACTGCCCACCCAAGCGCCTCGCCGACCAGGTCTGCCGCCTTCACTTCGATCAGGTCGGTCATGGTTGGGTGCCCGGCGGTGAAGGCATTGGTTGCCAGTGAGTGACCTCATCACCCGATCCGGCATCGATAAGCGGTATCCAGTATTCATCGAAGTCGTCGTGCGGCTCGAGCGAATACCAGCCGGTAAATGGTGTTCCCTCTTCAGGCTGCTCGTCATCATCGGTATTGAGCAGCTTCTCGTTCAGCCATTCCGCTGCGAACACGTAGGTCTTGTCGGTTCGGCTGCGGTAGACCGCAACGATGAACGTGGTGTCCGAGTTGACTGGGGTTTCCGGCAGCCTGTCGCTGCATTTTGTCCATTCGCTCACAGCTGATACCTCTCATCAATCCAGCGCCCAGGCGCCAGTGCGGGTGTAGGTTCGGGTTGTGTTTCGTGCGGGGAGAGCAGGCGCTGGTTGCCGACCTGCAGCTTGCACGGTTTCGTCTCGCGCCCTACAAACATGCCCACACAGAAGGTCTGCGCCAGGATGGCTACGACGGCAAACGTGTAGAAGAAAAGCTGGGATCGCTTCATGGCGTCACCACCCGGCGACCCCACCAGCATGATGGCCCGTCGTCGGTGTCGTAGATGGCCAGGCAGAACCAGCCTTCACCATCTGGCTTGCTGGGTTCCCAGTAGCTGCAATCGGGGTCGCCAGACTCGAAGTAGCGTTCTGCGATGTCCTCCGATGCGTCGGTTTCCAGTTCGACTCGGACCACCTCCAGCCCCTGCTGGGCGACCCAAGCCTTGCTTTTTTCGACGTCGACCTCGTCGAAATCGGGCAGCTCAGGGTGCTGAAACATCCCGTATTCGTCACGGCGCACAACTGCGGGCTTGATCAGGCTCTGGCGGTCGAGGCGTTCGATCTCCGCAAGAATCAGTGCACCAGCTTTCACCAGGTCGCGCCGGCGATCTGCGCTTGGCTTGAATGTCTCCGGCGCCCACGGCCAATCTGTGCTCATGGTGCGAGGCTGACCTGCCAGACGTGCGTACACGCTCGCCGCCCTGGCCAGTTCGCCACTGGTGTGACCGTCATCGCGATACAGCGAATAGCCTTTGTTGCTTACCTGCCGCTGGCGCTCGAGCACGACATCCTGTGCCGCGCGGTTGAGGGTGATTCCACTTTTCTCGGACACGGTTATTCCTTGGCCGCCATATCGCGGCAGTAAGTTGTACAAATTATTGAATCTGTAGAGGATTTTTGGCCGCTGGTCCGATTCAGTTCACAGTTCAGCCTTTGCCAGTTGTGCAGCTGCACCGCTTCGCTATGGTGGTCTTTGCCATTCACAAAAGACTTCGGTCGTAGGAGGCGACATGCGAATTCGTGGAGATGTTTACTGGCGGTGGGCGGATCCCACACTCCACCATCGGGAGCATGACGAAACTCTCGATGACGGCACGTTTATTGATGTTCAGGTACGACTGTCGCGAACCGGCAGCACGCAGATGTTCATCGGTGTGTATGCCCCGGGCGGCTCTGCGCTCCATGAAGAGGCTTTCGATTCTCGCCCAGGTGAGTCGATGACTCGTGCGATGGCGTGGGGAGTAGGGCGGGCTCGGAAAATCGCAGTTGACGGTGTGTCTGCAGCAAGAACGACGGTGTCATCCGGGTGAGATGTTACAAGGGTTGGCCCGAAGCGACGGACCAACCCGCCCCGTCACCTGACAGGCCCTTCGTACACTGGGATAGGGCCTCGGTAGAACTTGGGATCGTAATGGCGCCCAGGCTGCGTGGCAAAAAACCTGCCGCCTTGCTTCCCGTCTCGGCGTTGGGCGAGGTACGCCACTGGCTCCTTCGACGGTGTTTCTTCCAGCGCTTTCAGTATCCGTAGCGCTGCTGCGCTTCCTTCCGGTAGTTCCTCCAGCGCTGCTTCCAGCACGTCGAGCGGTACGGTGATCAGCTTATCTTTACGACCTATCAGCACTCCGTAGTTACGTCTCCCTTGCCTTCATAGGCTAGCTCAGCCTACCGAAATAGAGGCTCCTGCAGCCAATATCATTCCGAACTGGCCGCCATATCGCGGCAGTGAATAGAGGGGAGAGGGGTTACAGCTGGGTGGATTACAGGGGGCGGTCATCGCTTGTGCGAGAACCGATTTCGCTCAATCCAAATGGAATGATTGACGGAGTTGTTTGTCCATTGGGTATAAGACTACGAAAGGCTGTTGCTTTGCACATTCTTAGGATGGCTGACCATGCCGGACATTGAAAAAAGGTACCGTGCGTACAAGCTGCTGCGGGAGCTCGACTCCCTGACCTCCTCAACAATGAGGGAGGTCGCCTACGGCAGGCTTGGCGGCGCGGGCTGGAAGGCTGCTTGCGAAGCACATCGGGCGGCGTTCGAGCGCTGGATTGCCTATGCGGAGTCTGTCGATACCCCAGTAGAGGCTGAAGCCTTTCAAAGTGGGGCTCGTGCAAGAGATCGTCTCGCTGTAGGACCACTATCTAAGTAGTGATCTCCTCGGAGTCCACCACAGATCACTTAGCGATCAATTCATATATGCACGCCCGACCCGATGAAGGGGCGTTGGCGGTGGTGTGCCTATTTGCGCCCGAACAAGGCCTCCAGTACAAGGGGCAGTGCACTCTACGCGGCGTGTGCATACCCAGCCTAACCCTTCCTGAGCGCCCCAGTTCTGCTGGGCCGTATGTAAGTATTGTAAAAGTTCATTTTTTTTAGAAAAAATAGACGACCTGCTCTATCTTGACTCCATGGACAGCTACTGCCATTGGAGAGGTGGTCATGCGTCAACGCGGAGACGTTTATTGGGACTGGGTGAATCCAAATCTTCACTTCAGGAATCTGGACGAGCGCTTACCTTGTGGGGCGCTGATCAACATCCAGGCCAGGCTGTCGCCTGATCGCAAAACGCAGGTGTTTTTCGGTATCTATGGTGAACGAGGGGTGCTGCTTGTCGAGGAGCAGCACTTAGATTGCCAAGGGCAAACCATGACTGCGGCGATGGTTTGGGCATTGCAGCGTGCGACGAGCTGGGTGGAGCAGAACGCGGCGAGCCGGGCGTGAAGCTCAGATGCGACAAGCCACTTCGCTCGGCTCTGCGCTGGCGGATAGGGGCTCGATAAGTTTCATCAGATCGGCTATCGCGGCGTCATACCATGCGTAGCTGGCGCTCTCGCTCAGCTCGTCTTGGAATGCCTCCAGCACGGCTGCGCGGGTTTCGGCTGTCCACCCTGCAATCGCACCCAGCAGCGCATCCCGCTCGGCCAGCTGGGCGCGCAGCCTGCCAGCCTCGGCGCCAATCCCGTCACGCTCGTCGTTGAGGTCTCGAATGATCTGTGAGAGCTGATCAACCGTGCCTGTGTCAGGCATAGGCCCCAGGCCAACAATCGGCAGCCCAGTCTCCGCCGCATCCCGCTCTGCCTCTTCTTTGGTCCACCAGAAGGCAGTACCAACCATCCAGGCGATAGGGTCTGGGTGGGGCCGCTGAGTCATGGCCTGGATGATATTCAGCAGATCATGCCGCTCAAGTTCGTCGCAGTCGCCCAGGCACAGGCGGTCACCAACGTGGCGCGTGCACTGGGCATCGTCCTCGGTTAACTCTTCGGAGCTGCCAACCCAACCGCAACAGCGGCATTTGGCTGGGTAATAACGTCCAACCAGCGGCTTCAGGCCTATGTATGGCGGCACGCTGACCATCTCGGTGTTGCTGGATCGGTTTTCTGTGGGCATGGGATACCTACTATCCGATAAACGGTAGTTGATGAGTGATTTGTCGTGATCCGCAGTGATCGCGGATTAAGGTTTCTGGAAAAACCCCAAGAGGATTTCGGGAGGTCGTGACAACAGAATTGGAGGCACCCAAAACAAAGGTGCCTGACCAAAATGCAGAATCTGATTGATGCTTTAACAATGATTTCCCTTGTGCTCACCATCCACTTGGCTATCCGAGACCTGTATCGAAACTAAGCGGCTGCGGCGGAATGCTGTCGCGAGACACGCCAAGGATCATTGGCACTGGCCAGAGCGGCCATCGGCGGCGGGCTGACGCTGTTGCCGCACATGTGCACCTGCTCGGTCTTGGTGAACATCTTGCCGTCTGCGCCTTTGTCGATGATGTAGCTGGCCGGGAAGCCTTGGGCGCGGTACAGCTCATGTGGCTGGAGCATGCGCAGGCAGATGTCGACGATCACGTAGGGCGTGCCTTTCACAAACACCGTGACCAGGCCCAGGCGGTCCTTGGTGGTTACGGTCGGCGCTGGCGCGTCTGCTGCGCTGGTGTTCTCGGTGCCGTAGTAGCTGATCAGGAATGCGGCGACCCGCAGGGCGCCTTCTTCATGCTCTGGCGACAGCTTGTACTCGACTAGGGCGTGGTGCTCGGCACCGGCTGTCATTGTCGGCACCAGGTCATCTACTGGACGGCCCACGCAGTTGCGTCGGAGCGTGGCCAGGCTGGCAGTCACCAGGCGCTGCTGGCTGCCGGTGTTGGTGACCGTGGTCAGTGGCTCGTCCGCGCCCTTGGCTGGCGTGGTGTTGAACCCGCCATTCGCTTGCTCAATGAAGGCGGTGACCAGGGCGCGATGGTTCTGCGTCATCAGTGTGCCCATAGGTTGATCGGCTGGCGCAGGCTTGCCAGCGTATACCGGGCCGCCCGCTCCGATCATCACAGGGCTGGCCATCATCAGCTCCCCGCGGTTGGCCGCAGTGACGGTGGGTAGCGGCTCGCCCGGGTCGTTCACCCGGTCGGCGCCCTGGTGAGTTGCGGGAAGGATGACGGGGCTGGCCATTGCGAATGATCCCCCGCGCGGCCAGGAAGTTACCGTGCGCAGTGGCTCGGCGGCTGACTGGGCAAGCTCACCAGACCAGTTCGCGATCGGCACGATGAAGGGCTGCGGATTGTCCAGCACGAACTTCTTCATGCCCTTGGCCACGCGCCGCAGCGTTGCGGCTGCCAGTTCCTTCTTGCGCCCGAAGATGCTCTTGCTCGGCACGCTCCAGTCGATGCAGTCGGCTGCCGTGCGCCACTTCTGCTGGCCCTTGGCTGGGTGCTTGGCGTGGGTAGGCTCAGGCCACACGATGGGCTGTCCGTCGCAGCGAGCGATCATAAACAAGCGTTCGCGGCTGGTCGGCGCGCCGAAATCACAGGCCTTGATGATGCGCCATTCCACCTGGTAGCCCATGCCTTCGAGCAACTGCACGAAACGACGCCAGGTGATGCCGCGGCGCTTCGGGTCTGGCACGAGGAACTGCTGTTGCACCGGAACGCGCTCGCCAATTGCAGCCACGGTGCCGTCCAGCTTCATCACCCGACCGGTGGCCTTGTCGCGCTTGGCGATCAGCGGCCCCCATTGCAGGATCTGCTTCACGTTTTCCAGGCTGATCACCCGGGGCTTCTTCTTGCCACCCCACTTGAGGCCGATCCACGACAGGTTGCGGATCTCGCGCTTGCGCGGCTGGCCGCCGGCGGCCTGGCTGTGGTGGGTGCAGTCGGGGCTCATGTGGAACCAGCCAACCGGTCGGCCCTGGCATTCTTCGTCCGGGTCGCCCTCGAACACGTCGGTGGTGAAGTGGCGCGCCGCCGGGTGGTTGACGGTATGCATGCTGATGGCCGCCGGGCTGTGGTTCTTTGCCACTGTGACCGGCCGGCCCAGGCCCATTTCCAGCCCGGTACCGGCGCCGCCGCCACCGCAGAAGAAGTCCACTACGATCTCGTCGTCTTGCGGATCGAAGCCAAGGCCGTACTGGGTTTTGAAGTCGAGCGGGTTCTTTTTCTGGAATGCAGACATGGGCGGCCCTCGCCGGGGAGGCGTTATCGTTGAATAGGGGAAGGCGCTGGCTAGTGGCTCAGTGCCATGTTTTGCGGAGGGTGGGGATGTTTGATATAACGCCCGGCCATTTCACAGGAAGGAACCTCATGAAACACACCATCATTGGAGCAATTCTTGTCGCAGTAACCTCGCTTTCTCTCAGCGGATGCTTCGAGGCAGAGGCCGACCATAAGCCGAAGGAACAGAAGGAAGTCAGCGACAAGTTCTATGAGATCTCGGAGCCTGATGAAAGTCAGGACAAGGGCTTCAAGCCCTGATTCACTGCTGCCATTAACGCCGCCCATATAGGACGGCGTTTTCGTTTGGGAGCTGGCGGGCAGCGCCGGAGGGTCATGCCCGGCGAACCTTGAAGCCGAACATGCATTCGATATCGTGGTACTCGCAACGCTCATAGGCCTTGTACTTCGCCTGCGAGGGTGTGCTGGCGAACACATCGACGACTGTTCGATTGGCGATGTCCCACCAGTCCCATCCGGCCACCAGCACCTGGTAGCGCTTTAGGGGCAACTTCTCGGCCATCTCGTCGTACTGCATTTCCCAGGTCGGGTGGTAGTTGCGGATGCGCTTATTCGGGTCGCTATCGAGGATGACGCCGATGTAGTGGCCGCGGTCGGCCATGATTACGCCTGGCTTGCCGTTGGCTAGCACCCGGCGCCCGATCTCTGCCGGTACGTCGTAGTTGCGGCGGACGTAGTCGCAGTTGTAGTTACTCATGGCTTTCTCCATGCATGAGCCGCCCTCCGTGGCCGGATGCGGCATGGTGGCAATTTGGCTTGATATGGGTTATCAGGTGGTACCGGCGCGGGGCCGGATGAACGGGGGAGAAAGAATGCTCGGAGAAATTGGGAATATTGAGTCTTCGTCGAGAGACTCACACAACGGGGTCGCATTCACTATCAGATTCTTCAAGTACCCGAATGGGTATATGACTGAGGTCCATGTCGATGGCCTGCCCGTCCGAAAAGACGACGATAATTGCTGGAAGACCAAGGAAGAGGCCCACCAAGCAAGTGTTGAGCTTGCTCACAAGCTGATCGAAAACAAGTAACAGTCGTATAGCCACCCACCGCGACCCCAAGCACATACCCCGGGGTCGCGGATTCAAATGATTACTTCGCGTCGAATGTACCCAGTGACAGCTTCGCGGCGGTACCGACCTTATCGTCGAGAACAGCCTTGAATTCCTGGGCGATTGCTTCGCGCTGGGCTTCTTCGCCGATCCAGCGCAGTTTCAGCACCGGTTGCGCGCCGCCGGTGATTACGGACACACGCAGGCGAATCACTTGCTCGGCCAAGCCCTCGAACGGAATGACCTTGAAGTCCAGCCAGGCAGGCAGGGTTTCTTTGCTGCTGGCTTCGATCTGGTCCATGGTGCTGCGGCTGGCGCGGGTTTCACCGACGGCGTGATCGCTCTCCGACGAGGCCTTCACGGTGATGGTGCGAACCGCAGCGATCGCTTTGGCGATGGTCATGGTCTGACCATTCTCATCAGTGGCCGACAAATGCTGGTTCCAGTCTTCGATCCAGTCACTCATGGCCTTTTGCACCAGGCTTTGCCCGCACACCGCCTGAACGGCGGCGAATGCAGCGGAGGGCTTGAGGCGCAACACGGCGCGGTCATCGGCATGGCCTGGCTCTTCGGCTGTCCCGATGTTGAACAGCACGAGGCAGCTCATGCTGTCTTGGTCGATGAAGCCTCGGGCGGCCGGGGCCGCGCGCTCAACTACGTAGGCACTGTAGTCGGCCAGCGAGTGGGTGGAGTAGGTGCCACGGAAGCGGTTGCGGCCTTCCTGGTATCGTTCTAGATCAACTACGTTGAAGTTTTGCGGCACGACGACAACCGGGCCCAATGCCGGCAGATCGCGACCAACCGCGGCAATGGTGTTTTCCTGGATCAGTTCTAGAGCTTCTTTGCTGAGAGACATGCGCTTTTCCTTGTAGGTGCTGAGTTACGAGCGTGGGTGTACAGGTGCCTGGTCACGCGTGAAGAGCTGGTCATGCTTTTCAGGGAACAGGGAGAGCTTGCCGCCGGAGCCGACGTGCATCGGTGTGTCCAGGCTGGTGTTTTCGCTGCGTGTGCCGCGTTTGGTGGGGGTCTTGTACTCAAGCTTGTGCTTGATCTTCACCTGACTGGATTCACCGACTCGGCTGAAGTCCAGGGTGATGGTCACCTTGCCGGCCTTGCCGTGATCCACCACGCCGGCGGCAACTTCAGACAGGGCGTGACCGACCTGGCTGGCGAAGGCGCCGCCGTTCAGCTCTTCCAGGAACTCGGCAGTATTGGTTGGGGTGGACATTGCTTCGACTCCTTGGGATGGATGCCGCTTGGCGGCAAAGTGATGTGCTGCTGGCGCCGGCCGTGCCGGGCGCGTGTGGTGATGCGTTTCATGCTGCTTTCTGCTGATTCCACGCGCCGACAGCGGCAAAGATCTTGGCGGCCTCTGCTTCGTCGAGCGTTGTGTCTGTGGGGATTGCGATCCAGCCGGCCGCCACCAGGTGGTTGGGGTTGGCGGTGGCCCGCAGGTCGGTGTAGGTAGCCTCGATCACGTCGGTCAGGTGCTCGGCGCGGTAGTTACCTTGGGGAGCAACCTCAATCGACTTGTGGTACCGCTCCCCGAACTCCGTCCGACAAAGCACGCTGAGGTAGATGGTCCAGCGGTGCGGGATGTCGCAGACCGCGTCGACGACTTGCCGCACGCAGATCTGCTTGAGGTTCTTCCAGTTGATCAGCACCTGCTGTCCGCTGGGATCGATGTTGACTACGGCCGCGTGGTTGGCCGATACCAGGGCCCTGCAGGTGCGCTCCAGCCTGGCGCGCATGTTGTGCGGCTTGCGCTTGCTCATTGCATGCCGCCTTGCTTGCTCGCCGCACCGGCCTCCAACGCATCCACAAACCGCATGGCCGTCCGGTAGCTGTAGGCAAACCCCTGCTTGGCGCCGGTGGAGATTTCCACCACATCCCACGTCGTGCCATTGCCAGATGCCTGGTAGCGCGGCGCTGGCTGGCTGACCCTGGCGTGCGCCTCGGCCCTCACTGACTTGCTGCGCTCGAGCAGGGCCGCGAGCACGGCAATCTTCTGCTCGAAAGCAGGGTGCATTGCTGTCTGCATGGGGTGATCCTCGGGTGGGTCAGGCGTGGTATTCGAAGGCCTCGGCCTTGCGAACGATTCGAACTTGGGCGGTGCGGCGCTCAGGGGCGCGGCGGTCTCGGCGCATTGGGTCGCTATCGTCGATCACCGCATGCATGACGATCAGGCTGGCGAGCATGATGCAGAGCGGGCTGATGATCTGGCGGCGCATGGCTTCGGCAACTGCTGCGGCCCGGCGGGCAACACCGAGCTTCAACATGGCGTCGCCGATACGCTTCTCGACACCGCTTTCGCTGATGCCGAAGTGCCTGGCTATCTCCTTGGTGGTGAAGCCCTGGGCGACATCGAGGATGCATTGCAATTCGCGAGGCGCCAGGCCTCGGCCAAGGTGGCCTATCCATGCGCCGATGGTGATCGTGTCCATGATTAGCTCGTGCGGGGTGGCTGCATTGATGTGTGATCTGGTATTGAGCGCCCCGTTTCCGCGTTTCGGCGCATCCATCTAGGCGCTTGGGTTTCAGCGGCCACGTCTCACAGATCACACACCGATGCAGCCTAGTGATGGGGAACCAGGTGAACCGGGCAGTTTTCGTCAGGCTGACGCGGTGCTACTGCTGGGTGCGCAGTTCGTTGCGAGGCACCCATCCGCTACTGGTCTTGACCATGCAGCCGACGAATGCGGCGTAGCGGGTATCGCGCTCGGTTTGATGGCCGTACCAAGCGCAGGTGCCATAGTCGATGCCGCGCATGACCAGCCACACGACGGCGGCGACCATGATCGCTAAGGATCCGATTCGGATCACAGGTAGTCCTTGAGGCTGAGGCCCATCAGCTTCGCCGACTTCTCAAGGACGGCCATTTCCTTGTCGTCGATGTCGCCCGAGGCCTCTGCGATGGTGAGCATGACGTTGATGACGATGGCCGCTTCTTCGGGCGAGTGGGCCAGGTCCTTCAGTTCCTTTTCCGCGTTCATGCGCAGGATGCGGTGGCCCCCGTCGTGGAAGTCCTTCTCGGCGCGGTCCATGGTGTTGGACAGTTCCGGGCCGAAGCCTTTGAGCTGAGGCGTATTGGCGATCAGCTTTTCGGTCTTCTTGATCTCGTCCTCGCCGATATCGCCGTCGGCCGCTGCGACGTAGAAGGCGCCGTACACGATCGCCTGCATCAGGTCGCGGTTCTGAACCACCTGCATTGCAGCGCGGGCTTCACGACCTTTCTTGCCGAACAGTTTTGCAAACATGGGGTGTTGCTCCGTGGGGTTGATTTCCCGTCTGGCCCTGTTGCCAAGGCTAGCCAGTGAAATCAGATCACCGCAGTCAGCGTCCGAGTGCCATCGGCGTGCTGCGTGGTGATGTTCATACCGATGTGATGCGGTGCGCTTTTCTGAATCGCCATGGCCGCCTTGCTGAAGCGCTCATCGAAAGCGCCTTCACCATCAGGCAGGTGAGAGGTGCAGGTCAGGCGGGAGCAGTCTTCGCCGTTCGGGCCTTCACCGTCGTGGGCGATGTTGAAGCTGGCGATCATTGCAATGCCGTGCTCACGGCAGATGCCGATAATGCTTTGCATCAGCGGGCTGATTTGGTCGTCGTAGATTTCTTCTTTGTTCACGTGAATGCCCTCGGGTTAATTTCCCGGCAGCCACTCATAGGAATGGCTGCGAGCGAAATCACCAGGAGCGTGGGCGGTGCATCAGCTCAAGGATCAGCGCCTTTTCGTAACCCGGGATGAGGCAGCTGCAGGTGTTGTCGATGCGGTCGTGCTTCACGGCGACGCGGGCTTTGCGGAATTGCTTGCGCTTCATTTCGTGTTCATCCAGTGGATTCCCGAAGCACCCGGTCGCCCAGGTGCTTCAGTGAATCGCCGGTCATGCAGCGCGAGCCAGTTCCGCATGGGCCTTCAGCTCAGTCACAGCCTCGTCCGGCGTGCAGCCGTCTGCGTACAGGTCATGCAGGTCGCTTTCTTCCCGCGAACCCAAGGCGACCTGGTGACCGATCAGCTCGGACGCTTTGTCGATCCAGCGGTAGTAGGTGCGCTCTTCGGCGTCTGCGCGGCATTCATCAGCCGCCATGGTTGCCATGTTGAACATCGTGAATCCCTCCGATTGATTTCCCTGATACCCCTCGGGAGAAGGGCATCGAGGAAATCTGTACTGCTCAGCAAACCTGCGGGCCGACATGTCGAGCGAGGAAGCTTGCTGCGTTGCGTACTGTCCACCAGGGCTCAACGGCCGGCTTAACTCGGCGCCTGGTGGCTCATCTGCTGGTTTTTAAAGAGCGGTGGCTGCCGAAGCAGTCAATAACCTGTGTTATGGATCGAATAATAACTCAGGTTTTCACGCTGTCAATAACCCAAGTTATAAATTCGAGCAAAAAAAAGCCCGCACATGGCGGGCGGGTGTTTATGCTTCGGTAAATCCTCGCCATCCGATCCGAACGTGGCCTGATTCGAGGGTTTCGATTGTGATGCCTGACGTCTCCTCCAAGTCGGAAATCAAGCGCTTCCAGTCTGCAGGCGATTCATCGGCGCTCGGCTTGACTTCAACAAACTGTCTTTTCTGGACGTGAGGTGAAGCGATAGCTTGCTGGATGCGGTATCCGAGCCGCTCGTAGGACAGGGATGGGGAATGAGAGAAGGCGGGCTGCAACATGATTGGAAACTCCCTTTTGCTGTACATGTATACAGTTATCCGTTACGGAAGAAAATTTCAATAGCCTTTGGCTAAATTTATTTAGCTGCCAATCATCGTCCATAAAAAAGCCCAGCATTACGCTGGGCCATCTGGAAGGCCGGTTAGAGCTTGATGGTAGCGCGCACCACAACCCCTACGATTCTGCAGCCTTCCATGCACATTTCCATGGGGTAGGCCGGATTGAGTGGTTTCAGGAACCTTCGCCCTCCGTCTTCTACCAGTTTCTTGAACGTCGCTTCGTTGCTATCAGCAAGCTTGGCAACGACAAGCTTCCCTGGAATAGCCTCGGCTTCAGTGTCGACCAGAATCAGCATTCCTTCCGGGATGCTTGTGCCGACAGGGGAGGTCATCGAGTCGCCTTTCACCTCTAGCCAGAATGCGACCCCTTTAGAATCGTAATCTGACATTTCATAGCGATCCGACACGCCTGGCGGAAATGGCTCGACAGCTTCTGCCCAAGCGCCCGCAGCTACCCAGCTAATCACCGGATACTTGAAAGACTCGAGCTTTTCACTCAGCCCCCTGACGTTACTCGCTTCACGCTGGGCGCTCTGGCCGGATGCCAACCATTCGGCAGTAACTCCAAGAGCCCTCGCTATTTCAAGCAGCTTTTTGGAGGTCGAATTCCGACCGCTTTCAAGGTGCTGGATCGTGACCTGGCTTACTCCCGATTTCTCCGCAAGCTGAGCCTGGCTGAGGCCAAGTGCTGTGCGTCGTTCAAGGATTCGGTCTTTGAGCATTTCGGAAGGTTTGTTCATGCCTGCAAGGGTAAAACACACGTTATTGCTCATCAAATAACATGTGTTTGCCTTATCTATAACTTGGGTTATCATCGGGTGCACGATCCATTGGGGCACGCAGACATGCCGAACACAGAAAGACCAATTGACGAGGTTGTGCGCTTGGCCGGAGGCCAGGCAGAGCTCGCACGAAGATGCAAAACCAGCCAGCCGCGCATTTGGCAGTGCGTACATCGTAACCAGAAGGTACCGGCTGATCTGGTGATCCCATTTGAGAAGGCGGTGGACGGGAAAGTCACTCGCCATCAGCTAAGGCCAGACCTTTATCCGACAGAGGATCAGGCCGCTTCGTGTTGAGCATTTTACAACGACTGGCGTAGCGCCAGTAGTGGGACCGCCCTGCTGTTCATCCGTCCAGTACCTGAATCGCAGGCATAAAAAAACCGGGTGGCAGCCCGGCTTCTTCAACAACACATCGAGGTCGATTATGCACTCCGCAATCGATGCTAGCAATACCAAGCCTCTCGCGTCAGGTGTTGGCGATTCGCCAAAACTTGCGCGTCAGGTCATGTCTACCCGCGAGATCGCGCAGCTGACTGGAAAGAGCCATGACAATGTGCTGCGGGATGCCCGCCGCCTGGTTGCAGAGGGTGTCCTCAAATCTGAGGAGACCCCATACACCCACCCGCAAAACGGCCAATCCTATCCGGAGTTCCTGCTGAGCCAGCGCGATACCCTGGTTCTGGTTTCCGGATACAACGCCCAACTGCGCGCTAGGATTATTGATCGTTGGCAGGATCTTGAGGCTCGGGTATTGGGCCAGGTCCAGATCCCCCAAACCTTCGCGGAAGCGCTGCGACTGGCCGCCGATCAAGCAGAGCAGAACCTGCAGCTCCAGCAGGTCATCCAAAAACAAGCCCCGAAGGTAGCAGCAATACAGCGTCTGGCTGCCGCTTGCGGGGCCATCTGCATCACCGACGCGGCCAAGCAGCTGCAGGTTGCCCCGTCGAAGCTGTTCGACTGGCTTGAGCAGAATCGCTGGATCTTCCGCCGCAAGGGTTCCAGGCGTTGGATCGCTTATCAGCCTCGCATCACCTCGGGCTTGATGACGCACAAGGTGACAGCCCTGAAACCAGATCCAGAAACCGGCATCGAGCGGGCCGCGTTTGACCCTCTGGTCACCCCGAAAGGGCTCGCGCGTCTCGCTGAGCTGAAGGCTGGGGGGGCGCTGTGAGTGTACAAGCCATGACCTGGGCCCTGGCTATTCCGAAGTCCTCTCTGGAGAACCCTGCCGCTCGCCACGTATTGCTGTGCCTGGCCAACTATGCCGGTAGTGATGGCCGCGGTGCCTTCCCTTCGGCTGCCACGCTATCCGAGGACACCGGCCTGTCCGAGCGCACCATCCGCCTGAAGCTCGACGAACTGGAAGCAGCTGGGTGGATCGTCGAAGGGAACCAGGCTATCGCCGCTGCGTACATCGACCGCCGCGATCGCCGCCCTACTGTGTACGACCTTCAACTTAAGCGAGGTGCATCTGCTGCACCCCGTAGGGAACGGGGTGCAGGAAACCGCACGGGGTGCATCTCACAGCAGAACGGGGTGCAGGAAAAAGCAGAACGGGGTGCAGCAGCTGCACCCAATACGTCAATTAACCAATCTACTCACTCTCTGCGCGAGCCATTCGAAATGTTCCTGGATTGGATTCCGGATCAGGATCTGCTCAAAGCGTATGCACTCCGTTCGGGGCTCACCCTGGACAACTTCAGCGCCACGGCAATCGCCGGGTTCGTGCTCCACCACGACGCGAAGGGCTTGGTGCAGACCGAGAAGCAATGGCTCGCCGCTCTGGTCAACTGGGTGAAATCTGACCTAGCCCGTGCAGCTCGATCCGCTACCGGCAAGCCGAGCGCGCAGCAATCGAGCTCTTTCGATGACGACGACACCTCATGGCTCAACGGGGGAGATGACCAATGAACCAAGTAGCCACCATCGCCCACGGCCTTTGGGCCAAAGTTCAAACCGGCCAGTACATCCCTGCTGGAGACACGCTTCCCGCCGAGATCAAGGCCGAGCTCGATCGCAAAACGGCTGCAGTGATCAACCGGCTGTTCCGTGATCTGCGGACCATCTTCAGCGCTTGGAAACAGGCCTGGCCGGACATGAACACCTACAAGGCCGCCAAGCAGCAGTGGCTGACGGCGTTCCTCGAGGCAGGCATCAACACCCCCGAGCAGCTGCAGTTCGGCCTGATGCGCTGCCGACAGTCAGGGCGTGAGTTCATTCCCGCGCCTGGCAAGTTCATCGAGTGGTGCCAGCCATCGCCGGAGATGCTCGGACTTCCAACCTTGGCGGCCGCATTTCGCGAGGCTACTCGCAATGCCCATCCTGCGATGGCTGGCCGTGGTAGCTGGAGCCACGATGCTGTGTGGCACGCGGCCAAGGAGTGCGGCTTCGAGAACCTCAACAAGCTGCCCTCCGATGCCTGCTCGAAGCTCTTCGAGCGCAACTACACCATTGCCGTCCGCCGAATCGTAGCCGGAGAGCCGCTGCAGAAGATGCCGCTGGCACTTCCCGCCGAAGTTGCCGGTAGCCGGACGCCAGCGGTCGGCAACAACGCCCTGGCGGCCATGCGCGCCCGCCTTGCAGGCCGTTGAAAACACCAGCTAGGAGCTTGATCTATGCGCCAAACGAAGTTGACCAAGGCCGCGCGCGGCCGAGAGTGCCAGGTGCGCATCCCTGGGGTGTGCAATGGCAACCCTGAGACCACCGTGCTAGCCCACTACCGCCTGGCCGGCACCTGCGGCGTCGGGAAGAAGCCGCACGATCTGCAAGGCGCCTGGTCCTGCAGCGCCTGCCATGACGCTTGCGACGGGCGTAGCAGGGCAGTGGATCGCGATACCGCCCGCCAGTACCACGCCGAGGGCGTCATGCGTACCCAGGCGCTGCTGCTCAACGAGGGGGTGCTGGTCGCATGAACGCCCCCGCCGTTCGCCCGTTCAGGGCCAAGCCGACCCGCGCCAAGTCCGTCGACAGGGAAGGACAGGAGCAGGCCGCGCTGATGCAGGAGCTACAACTGCGCTACCCGCAGGCCTACAAGCTGATCTACCACGTGCCGAACGGTGGTCACCGCGTCAAGGCCGTCGCCGCCAAGCTGAAGTGTCAGGGCGTCAAGGCCGGCGTGCCTGACCTGGTGCTGCCCATGGCGCGCGGTGGCTACTTCGGCCTGTACGTCGAGTTCAAGGCCATGCCACCCTTCGATGCCCCGGTCTCGCCCAGCCAGGACGCCTACCTGCAGGCGCTGGCCGACCAGGGTTATCTGGCCATCGTGTGCCGGGGGAGCCTTGACGCCGTTGAGGCCATTCGTGCCTACCTGATGCTGCCTGTCACGGTGGCCGCATGAGCGCGACCCGAGAGGTGAAGCTGAGCGAGGCTGAGGTGCGCCGGCAGGCTACCGACAAGTCAGTGCGCGATCTGCGCGACCCACGGCACCCCGGCCTGTATTTGCGGTTCTGGAGCAACCGCGAGCGTGGCACTTGGCACCTGGTGCGCGGCAAGAAGTGGGTGCCGGTCGCCCGCTGGCCTGACCTGACCGTGGCGGCGGTGATTGCCGAGCTGCCCGCGCTGCGTCAGCGCCTGCTGCGCGACCCGGCCACGGCGCCGGTGGTTTCCGGCATGGCCACCGTAGGCCAGTTGCTCGACTGGTACGGTGACCGCATGGCCCGCGACCGCTCGCTGTCGGCGAAGCGCAAGGCCGGGGCCAAGTCCGCCATTGCCCAGCACCTGAAACCGCGCCTGGATGACCTGGCCGTCGCCGACTTGAATGCCGACGCCTTGGACAAGCAGCTGATGTGGCCGTGCCAGGCCGAGGTGTCGCTGTCCTACCTGCGGCAGATGTTCGCGCTGCTGCTGACCGCCTTCCGCCAGGCCCTGCAACTGCGCCTGATCGATCGCAACCCGATGAGCGGGATGCGCTTTAGCGACTTCACGAAGGCCCGGATCCTGCCCAAGGCCGCCCGCCTGCGCGACGTGCAGTTGCCGGAGCTGATGCAGCATCTGGCCCAGGCCTTCGAGGAGAACCCGGGCGACGCCATGCTGGCCTTGATGATGCTGGCCCACGGCACCCGGATCGGCGAGACCCGCATGGCCCGCTGGAGCGAGATCAGCCTGGCCGCTGCCGAGTGGTTCATCCCGGCCGCCAACACGAAGACCCGCACCGAGCACCGCCTACCACTGACCGACCAGGTGCAGGCGCTGCTGGTCCGGTACCGGGCGATTCAGCAAGCCCAGGGCTACGAGGGTGTTTACCTGTTCCCGAACCGCCGCCGGCTGCCGCTGAGCGAGACCCAGGCCAGCATGGTGTTCACCCGCCTGGGGCAGGGCGAGTGGACAAGCCACGATCTGCGCAAGGTGTCCCGCACCACCTGGACCGACCTCGGCATCGACGGCCACATCGGCGAGATGTTGCTGAACCACACGCTGGGCAAGATCGCTAGCACCTACATCAACACCCAGGCCATGCAGCAGCGCCGGGCAGCCCTGGAGAAGTGGCACGCCTGGTTAGACGGCATCGGCTTCGGTGCCATCCACGGCCTTACCAAGGCCTTAACCGAAATTTCACAGAATTCGGCCCAGCCAGCGGAACACAAGGCGTCCAGCGACCTTGCCGAATTTGTAACTAGCGAGGATTCAAAGTGACAAGGAAGAGCCATGGCCCCGCCTTCAAGAAGGCTGTGATCAGGTTGGCTCAGTGCCCTTTGTGCCGTGGGAGAGCGGTAACTCAGGGGGTGTTTCACGAACTGCCATGCGACCACTGCAACGCCTCGGGCTGGGTAGCGGCTGCAACTGGCGAGGCCCTGGCCCTGGATGAACTGGTGACCCAGCTCAGCATGAGGCTCCGGGCAGCGCTCCGGCAGATCGAGCAGTTGAAGAACCCTCAGGCATCCGGGCCTGAGGCGACATATCAGGGAAGCAACCGGCGCGGCGCCGGCGGCACCAACCACACCGGGGATTAAGGGGGAAGGACATGAAAAAACGAACCTACGTAGACAAGGCCCTTGGTGACACCGCGTACATGCTCGAGCAATGGGGCTGGTGGCGCATGGATGGCATGGGCGTGCCTCAGTACGTCTGCCCGCTGTATGCGCTTATGAAGGAGCACGCCCCATCGGAAGGCGGGCTCAAGCAATACGTGATCACGGACGACCTAGCGCTTGCGGTGGACGGCGCCGTAGCCAGGCTGAACAAGCGCAACCCGCAGATGGGCGGCTTCGTCTGGCTGTACTTCGGTGCTAAGTGGCCGGCGCTACGGATCGCTCGCGAGCACAAAATGGGTGAAGCTAAGGCACGCGAGCTGATCAACACTGGAGTGGCCTGGATCGATTGCGCTATGGAGCAATTGCGCGAGGCTGCATAAAAAGCTTTCCGCGCGGATAAACACCTGTTTTCATAGCAGCGTGTCCAGCTTGCAACAACGCGACACAGTGAAACCCCGGCCATTGCAGCCGGGGTTTTTGCGTTTCAGCGGCCCAGCTTTTCCATGGCTGCATCGGCCAAGAACGATGAGCGGCTCTTCACATTGTGATCGCGTACGTACCGGTCAATCTGCTGGATGACGAAGCCCGGCAGGGTGACATTGACCTTTTCGGTCTTGCCCAGGTATGGCGTGATGTCGATCTCCAGCATGCCCCAGCCCATGTCAGCGAAGTCGGGATTGTCCCGGTGGGCCGCGGCGCTGGTTGGCATCGGGATGGCCTGGCCGTTACTGGCGATCTCTTCCAGCATGATATGGGCGACCTCGACGGCAGAGGCATAGGCCTCCTCGAAGGTGTCGCCCGCGGTAACAGCGCCTGGAATATCGGGGATCTGAATGCCGGTGGCGGTGTTCTCGTCGCCCCACTCGATGCAGATTGGGTATTGCATGTTCGTCTCCTACAGAGGTGCAAAGGGTGAAGCCGGGTTATTTCAACCCGGCTCGTTCCTTGATGCTCTTTACCGTGCCGATCGGTAGATCCTTCTTGGGGTGTGGCACTGGTATCGAGTTTGGGTTGTTGGGGTGTTTGAAGATGTGGTGGCTTCCAGTGACACGTTTTAGAACCCATCCAGCTGCTTCAAGCTCCTTGATCAACTGCCTGCTTTGCACCTCCGTCTCCTTGTATGGTTGATGTTGAAATTATACCTCTAGGCGTATAACCCGTAAAGGTAAAAGATGCGCCTAGGGTTATTTTTATGCGGATGACACGCCCAGGCAGCTGGGCTAAGTCGGTAGTGGCGTCGTCTAATCCCGTGCGGACAATGGGCGGCTACGCGATGAGAGTCTGGGGTACGTGACCCAGCGATCCAGACCACGAAGCCGGGAAGCACCGGCCCTCCGCACCCCCGTGAAGTCCAGCCACGAGTTGCCCGCAAATTTCACTGAGCGCAGAATGCAGCTTTGAGTGAAGGAGCGTTCGGCATGGTGTTGCGTGGTATGGCGCAGATGCATTTTGATGACTTGGCCGAGAGGTTCCAAAACTTGGTTCGCACTCTCGGTGGCCCGGAGCCATTGGAGTTCGTTTGGGTTGTGTTCTACCAAGGACGGGTCTTTGGTGCCTATCCGCTTGCAGAGCAGGCGCTGGTGAAGATTACCGAAATTGAGCACTGCATCAGCATTGATGAAGCCCCTGCCCCGCAAGCGTAAAGCTCTATCTGCGCTGAAGTAGCCCCCCTGAGCGCATAACCTACCGCTCCATGATGACCGCGCCGATGGCGCCTGACGCTATGGAGAGGCTGAGAGATTCCTGTGAGAAATCGAGGCGCTAGTCTTTCACGGTATGGCAATTGCCTAATGCGCCATGGCAATATCGAGATCCGAGCTTTTGCATAGCCGTAGCAGTCTATGTTGGCTAGTTCGGATTATCCGGCCGAAAGGCCGGTTTTTTTTGAGCCTCGGTGTCTGCCGGGGCTTTCTTCATTCTGGAGGACGCATGGAAAAGCTACAGCTCGACGTAAAGGTTGAGGGCGCCGCTGACTTCCTACGCCCTCTGGCTGAAACAATCAGGTCACTTGAACAGTTTCCCGAGCTGCCGTTGCAGGTCTTTCGTGACCTTGTCGCTCACAGCCTTCATGAGCTTTCCGTAAGTCTCGACAGCGCCGCATTTGCCGCAGGTGACCTTCGAGTTGTCGTTCGGCCTAGCCGGAACCTCGAACTTATCACTGCCGCACTTGGCGCACTTGAGGGTTACCTTCATCGTTTTTCGCTCCGTGAAACGTCTTGTGTGGAAGCTCGACAGTAGTACGGGGCCACCTTTCGCATGTCTAGGGCTCGCCATTCAGGTGGGCCTTTTTCGTATCTGGAGCAAGCAAATGTCCGATCCAGTTCTCGCGGCAATCGCTTCCCTGTCAGCTTCGGTTAGCAACCTTCAGGCACAGGTGGCCACCCTAAGCGGCCAGGTTGCAACGAAGGCAGACACCACGGCCGTCCAGGCGCTGGCGAGCACCGTCACCGCGGAAGGTGGCCATGTAACGGTGCTGACCAACAGAGTCGCGGAAGCCCGTGCTACCACAAGCCTGACGAGCCGCGTGACCAGCTGCGAAACCGCAGACCTGCTCATCGATGCCGGCCAGACAGTCGAGCCTCTGCGCATGGGCAAGGTTGTCTTCCACGGCGAGACTGCCCGGCAGATCCGGGCCGCACAGGCAGTTCTGCGGGAAGCGGGTGTAGGCCAGTTGGAAGTGGTGAAGCGTCCCAACGAGCCCAGGGAGCCATTCGTCGTGATCGACGGACAGGTGTTCATCACCAAGGCCGCACTCGAAAGCTCTGGTACCGATCCATGCCCTTACAGCCTCAAGGTAACCATGGGTGAGGATGGCCGTTTCTACATCGCCGGTGTTGGGGTTGGTGTCAGCACTGTCGCAAACGAGCTGAAGCTCGGGCCGAGCCTGGAAAATGATGTCCGCCGCCTGCTTCGCGAAGAGCTCAAGCCTGGCGGGATGCTGCATCGCTGCTGATCCAATGCCCGCCTTGAGCGGGTTTCTTTTTTCTGTGGAGCACCCCTATGGCCGAACCAAGTACCGGCGCCCTTGCAGTGACCGGCGTACTTGCCAGCGTCGGCCTGGGTGCTTTCTTCCCGCAGCTGGACCTGGCCACCTTGGTGGGGTCCTTCGGCGGGGCTTTCTTCTACGTCGTCTTCGCCAAGGACATGAGCACCTGGCGCCGGGTCGGCTACTTGCTGACTGGCTGGATCGGTGGCTACTTCGGTGCGGCCGAGTTGATGGGCTGGGCTTGGACCAAGACAGCTGGGTTCAGCGCCTTCGTGTGTGGCGCTCTGTGCGTGATCACGTTCTCTGGCCTCATCGAGTGGATGCAGACCGGCCAGCCGCCAAGGTGGTGGGCTTGGTTCTTCCGCCTCCGAGCCAGGAAGGAGGGTTGAATGGCTGCCGTAATCCAGGCCGTGTTGTGCGCCGTCATCTTCGTGATGATTGGGCTGCGCTATCGGCCATATCCAGATGCCCGCTACAAGCTGGGCGTGTCCCTGATGGCCTGGGCCGCATGCGCGGTCACAGGAATGCAGTGCGTGAGCCTCATAGGCCGCATGGTGCTGCATGACGAGTTCGCCGACGTGTCCTGGTTCAACACTGCGTTCTACCTCCTGGCCGCCATGCTGGTCTGCCGGGCGAAGGGCAACGTCGCCAAGATTGTGCGGGTTGAATGATCCGCGCCACGAAATCGACATGCGCCATTTCGTGGCGCGAGGAGGCTGAATGGCTCGCATGACAGCAACGATCGTCTGCCGCCATCGCTGGTGGCTGAAGTACTACCTGGCTGGTGTGCTAGGAATTGCGCTGGTCACAGGGCGTGAGCCGGACCCAGATCGGATCGCTTACTGGGTCGATCGCGGATTGAAAGCTGAGGTGCACTGATGGCCAGGCTCAAGACGCTCGGTTCCCGCATCAAGGAGAGCGTAGGCTCTCGGGTCAAGGTCGTGAGCCCCGGTAGTTGGCGAAGCGGCATGACCAGCTCCCAGCGCGGCTATGGCTACAAGTGGCAGCAAGCCAGAGAGCGGTACCTGCGCGACAACCCGCTGTGCGTTTATTGCGAGCGGAACGGCCGCATAACTGCCGCCAGGGTTGTCGACCACATCGTTGCTCACCGTGGCGACATGGTCCTCTTCTGGGAACAGACCAACTGGCAGAGTCTCTGCAAGCCTTGTCACGACTCCGTCAAGCAGGCTGAAGAGGCGTCGGGGCTAGGTAGCTGACACGTCAGCGGATCGACCAGAACCCAGCGCGGCGGGCTAGAAGCACGCCAGTGACGTGCCGCGAAAGGGGTAGGGGGGTCAAAAGCTAGGGATTCTCATCTAGCTAGACCGCCACCGACCCCACGTACAGATTTTTTTCCCCCACAGGATTTTTGTTAAATGGCTTTAACATCCCGCAAGCGCGCATTCATCGCTGCGCTGAGGGAAGGTGCGTCCAATCGGGACGCCGCTGTAGCGGCTGGCTATTCCGAAAAGACAGCGTCTGCGGCGGGCTCTCGGCTGGTGAAGGACAAGGATGTGGCGGCTGAACTGCTAAAGCTCCGCGCCCTGGGTTTGATGCCTCAAGATGTTAAAGGTGATGTTAAAGCGCATGTTAAAGCCAAGCCTGCCGAGAACACCTCGGCCAGAGATGAGCAGGCGGCAGAATCGGACCCTGTAGCCGATGAACAGCCGGAACCCGAACCTGCTGGTTTCGACCTGACCCAGGCGCTCCTGCATCGTGACCCCAAGGACTTCTTGCTGTCGGTGATGAACGACTTGGGCAGCGAACCAAAACTGCGTGTTGACGCAGCTAAAGCCCTGATGCCGTTTGTTCACCCGCGCAAGGGTGAGAGTGGTAAGAAGGACCAAGCTCAGGCCAATGCCGATAAAGCGGCCACCGGCAAGTTCGGCACGCGCCGCGGCCCGCTGCAGTCGGTGAAATGATGGAGTGGTCAACCGCTTGCCTAGACTGGGAGCAGCGCATTGTTGCCCGCCAGAGCCTGATTCCGTTCGAGCCGTTGTTCCCGACTGAGGCTGAGGAAGCCCTGGACGTGTTCGGTGCGTTGCGCATGGTAGACGCCACTGGCAGTCCTTTGATGTGCGAGACCGTGCGTGACTGGGTCAACCAGTTCGTGGCCGCAATATTTGGGGCCTACGATCCAGACTCAGGACGGCGCCTGATCAGCGAGTTCATGCTGCTAATCAGCAAGAAGAATGGCAAGTCGACCATCGCCGCCGGAATCATGCTAAGCGCGCTGATACTCAACTGGCGTGCTTCGGGTGAGTTCATAATCCTCGCGCCGACCAAGGAGATCGCGGACAACTCCTACCTGCCGATCAGGGATATGGTGGCGGCTGACGACGAGCTCAAAGCCTTGCTCAAAGTGCAGGACCACCTGCGCACCGTGACCCATCGTCAGACTAACGCCACGCTGAAGGTGGTTGCGGCGGACAGCGAGACGGTCTCGGGCAAGAAGGCCATCGGCGTCTTCGTCGATGAGCTTTGGGTGTTCGGCAAGCGCGCCAATGCCGAGGCGATGCTGAGAGAGGCCACCGGGGGCCTGGCATCCCGACCGGAGGGATTCATCATCTGGGCAACCACCCAGTCCGATGCTCCGCCTGCTGGCGTGTTTCGGCAGAAGTTGATGTACGCCCGCAAAGTGCGCGACGGCGAGATTGTGGACCGGTCGTTCCTACCAGTGCTTTACGAATTTCCCAAGGCCATGCTGGATGCTGGCGCGCACCGGGACGCCTCAAACGCCTACATCACTAACCCGAACCTCGGCCTGTCGGTGGATGAGCCATTCATCGAGCGCGGGTACGCCCAGGCGCAGCTGGACGGCGAAGAGTCATTCCGTGTCTTTCTGGCCAAGCACCTCAACGTCGAGATCGGTCTGGCGCTCCTTTCTGATCGCTGGGCGGGTGCTGACTTCTGGGAGGCGCAGACCTCGGAGCTATGCCGCACGTTGGAAGACCTGATTGAGCGCTGCGAGGTGATCGATATCGGCGTCGATGGCGGAGGGTTGGATGACTTGCTTGGCCTGGCGGCAGTCGGGCGTGAGCAAGGCACACGGCGCTGGCTGGCCTGGACTCATGCCTGGGCCCATCCATCAGTACTGGAACGGCGAAAAGCCGAAGCACCGCGCATCCGCGACTTCGCCAAGGATGGGCATCTGACCTTGGTTAAACGCATCGGCGATGACATCGAAGCGGTGGCGCAGCTGGTGTCTCAGGTCGAGCAGGCCGGCTTGCTGGACAAGGTCGGGCTTGACCCGGCCGGCGTCGGCGCGATCCTCGACGCGCTGGAGGCCGTTGGGATTCCGCGCGAAAAGATCGACGGCATTTCACAAGGCTGGCGCCTGGGCGGCGCCATCAAGACTGCCGAGCGCAAGCTGGCCGAGGGCGCGCTGCTACACGGCGGCCAGCCGATGATGGCTTGGTGCTGCGGTAACGCCAAGGTCGAGCCGCGTGGCAACTCGATCCTCATCACCAAACAGGCCAGCGGCTCGGCCAAGATCGACCCGCTGATGGCGCTCTTCAACGCTGTGACGCTGATGGCCCTCAATCCAGAGGGGCAGGGCGGCATGGAAAACTTCATGGCAGGCATTCGGGATCCACTGATCGCATGAACGCATTTCATATTTTCATCGCCTGCGCAGTGATCGCTTTCTGCTTGGCATGCGGCGGCGTCTGGATGCTGGCTGGTACCGGCTGGGCTTTGCTGGCGGGATCGCTGAGCTTTTTCTGCATCGCCGGCTTCATCCGCAGAGGGCTTGTCAGTGATTAAAACCCTATCCCAGGCACTGGGGGCTGCTGCTGCCAAGCCTTCAGCCAGTATGAGTGAATGGCTGGGCAAGACCATCAAGCTGTCGGATGGAGGTTTCTGGAGTGCCTTTAACGGCGCTCAGTCCAGTAGTGGTAAATCGGTCAGCGTCGATAAAGCCATGCGCCTGTCTACCGTGTGGGCATGCGTTCGGATTATCTCGACATCGGTAGCTGGCTTGCCGTTGAGCATCTACCGGCGCATGCCGGATGGCAGTCGCGAGAGCGCGCGAGACTTCCCGCTCTACGATGTGGTGCACACCAGTCCCAACCAAGATATGGCTGCCTTCCATTTCTGGCAGGCTGTCGTCGCCTCGATGCTGCTATGGGGCAATGCTTATTGCGAGATCCACCGATCAGCCGGGCGCGTGATTGCCCTCGACTTTCTAATGCCGTCGCGAGTCGAGCTTGAGTTCGACGATGATGGACGGCTCAGGTACTTCTTCAAGCCCCGAAAGGGCGCGCGCCGGGAGATTATGCGGCAGGACATGCTGCACATTCCGGCTTTTACCCTGGACGGGCGGGTTGGGCTGTCCGCCATACGTTACGGCGCAGATGTGTTCGGGTCGGCGATGTCAGCAGACGACGCCGCCAACAGCACCTTCCGCAACGGCATGATGCCCACGGTCGCGTTTTCGGTCGACAAGACGTTGAACCCTGCCCAGCGGGTTGAGTTTCGTGAGTACGTGAAGACGATCTCCGGGGCATTGAATGCAGGCAAGAGCCCCGTCCTCGAGCAAGGCGTGAAGCCGGAAATGATCGGCATCAACCCCGCCGATGCGCAGCTGCTTGAGTCGAGAGGGCACAGCATCGAGGAGATTTGTCGCTGGTTCGGCGTCCCGCCCTGGATGGTGATGAAGACCGACAAGGGCAGCAACTGGGGCACCGGCCTGGAACAGCAACAGATCGCATTCCTCACCTACTGCATCATGTCCTTTACGGCGCCAATCGAGCAGTGCGTGAACAAGTGGTGCATGACGGCGGTGGACCGGATCAATTTCTATTCGGAGTTCTCCATTGAGGCGTTCCTGCGGGCCGACAGCTCCGGCCGCGCGGCATACCTCAGCACGATGGCGCAGAACGGGTTCATGACTCGCAACGAAGGCAGGGGCAAGGAAAACCTGCCAAGTAAGCCTGGCGGGGATGTGCTCACCGTGCAGTCAAACCTGGTACCGCTGGACCAGCTGGGCAAGCAAAACGATGGGCAAGCTGTTCGAGCCGCCCTGATGAACTGGCTGCAAGAGCCGGATAGCACCTCTCGGGAGTAACCCATGAAACACAAGATCCAGTCTCGCGGCCTGCGCAGCGAGATGAGCCCGCGCGCGCTCGATAAATGGAATCCCGCGATCCAGGCGGCTGTCGAGAACACGTCGGACACCATCACCGTATACGGCGTCATCGGTGAAGACTGGTACGGCGAGGGTGTGACCCTCAAGCGAATTGATGCCGCGCTTCGCTCTATCGGCGAGAAGGATGTGACGGTGTATATCAACTCACCGGGCGGTGACATGTTCGAAGGCATCGCTATCTACAACCGCCTGAAGGAGCACAGCCAAAAAGTCACCACCAAGGTGCTCGGCATGGCTGCAAGCGCAGCTTCGATCATCTACCTGGCGGGCAGTGATCGGCAGGTAGCCAGCAGCGCGTTTCTGATGATCCATAACTGCTGGACCTTCCTCGCGGGGAACCGCCATTACCTGCGTGATGTGGCTGATGACATGGAGGAGTTCGATGCTGCAATGGCTGACCTCTATGCCGAAACCAGCGGGCAGTCGCCAGAAGACATGGCCGAGTTGATGGATGACGAAACCTATATCCGTGGCAAGCGTGCGGTGGAGCTTGGGCTGGCCACCAGCGTGCTATCCGCAACGGAAATCACCGAGCGCGAAACCGAAGAGTCGGCGCAGGCCAATGCCCTCAAGGCCATGGATGTGGCACTGGCAAAGGCGGGCATGCCCCGTTCCGAGCGCCGCGAGCTATTCGCCAGTTTCAAGTCCGGCATGCCTCGCGCTGCCGGCGGGGGCACGCATAACGCTGCCCCGACCGACAAGCCCCGCGCTGTCGCGCCAGACCTCTCCGCCTCTCTGAGCGCGGCAACCAACATCCTCAATTCTCTGAAAGGAAAGTGACCATGGACTTTGAAGCCCAAGTCAATGAACTCAATGCCAGCCTCAAGGGCATTGGTGATCAGATCAAAAGCCAGGCCGAGGCGACCGAGAAGCAAATCAAGGCTTCCGGTGAGATGAACGCCGAAACTCGCGCCAAGGTCGATGAGCTGCTGACCAAGCAGGGCGAGCTGCAAGCGCGCCTGGGCGAGGCCGAGCAGAAGCTGGTCAATGCCAATCGTGACCGCCAAGCACCTGAGCGTCCGCAATCGGCTGGCGAGATCGTTACCGCCTCCAAGGAAATGGAAGGCGTTGACTCGTCGTTCCGAGGCTCTCGCCGCATCTCCGTGACCCGGGCAGCAATCACCTCGGCGCCCGCATCCGCCGGTGACCTGGTAGCGCCCGATCGTCGCTACGGCATCCAGGCTGCTCCCGAACGCCGCCTGACCATTCGCGATCTGATCGCCCCAGGCCAGACCGGTAGCAATTCGGTGGAGTACGTTCGAGAAGACGGCTTCACCAACAATGCTGCGCCGGTGCCGGAAGGCGGTTCCAAGCCATACTCCGACATCAAGTTCAAACTGGAAAACGCCCCGGTGCGTACCTTGGCTCACCTGTTCAAGGCAAGCCGTCAGATCCTCGATGATGCCCCAGCGTTGAAAAGCTTCATCGACGCTCGCGGTCACTACGGCCTCAAGTTGGCTGAAGAGTCTCAACTGCTCTTCGGCAACGGCACTGGAGCCAACATTGGCGGCATCGTTCCCGCTGCTCAGCTCTACGCGGCCCCCGGCGGTGTTGTGGTCACCGGGGAGCAGCGGATTGACCGAATTCGCCTGGCCCTGCTGCAGGCCGAGCTGGCTGAGTTCCCATCGGACGGCATCGTCCTCAACCCAATCGACTGGGCGTTGATCGAACTGCTGAAGGATGCTCAAGGCCGGTACCTGATTGGCCAGCCGCAAGGCGACACGCAACCAACTCTGTGGCGCCGCCCTGTGGTTTCCACACAAGCCATGCCGCAGAACGACTTCCTGGTCGGCGCCTTCGGTCTGGGCGCGCAGATCTTCGACCGCATGGACGTGGAAATCCTGATTTCCACCGAGAACGACAAGGACTTCGAAAACAACATGGTCACCGTCCGTGCCGAGCAGCGCCTGGCCCTGGCCATTTACCGGGGTGAGGCGTTCGTCACCGGTCCGTTGACTGGCGAATAAGGCTGGACCACAGCAGCAATGGCGCTCGTAAGGGCGCCACTTTTGAAGGAGCTGAGTATGTCGAACGCAGGAAAGAAGACCGGCAGGAACCACACTGAAGAGCAAGCACCGGAGCCCGAGGCTCAGCCTCCTGTGCCCGCTGACGGTGTTGCTGACGCAGCTTCCAACTCGGGTGACGACGGCAATCAAGCGGTCGGTGACGTAACCGCTGCAGCCTCTACCGGTGGCAATGATGCTGCTGGGCAATCCGTTGCAGATGGCGCGGCAGCATCGTTGGCCGCAGAGCCTGGCGCAGGTCAGGATGCCTTGGCATCCGACGCTGGCGGCAACGATGCGCCTCCGCTGACTGCCAGTGGCGAACAGCTGGCAGAGCAGAGCACAGCAGGTGCGCCGAGCGGGGAGGGCTCCTCCGACCTCTCCGTGGCCATTGGTAAAGTTCCTGCGCCCGTCAAACCCGCGCCTGTGAACCCGGCTGAGGTCGAAGTGTTCCCGCTTCGTACCTACCAAGACGCCGGCGAACTGCGTCGGCGTGGGGGTAAGGTGTACACCGTGGACAGGCGTCATGCTGAAGCCCTGGTGCAGCGAGGCCTCGCTTCTCTTGAGCCGCCGGAGGAGTAGCAGATGGCGGTCATCAGCATGTCCATCGCTCGGCATCATCTCCGTGACCCCGACGATGCTGACGAATACCTGGAGCTCCTGATCGAGGCGGCGGAAGGGCAGGCGATGGACTATCTGAACCGCCGGTTTTACGCCAACCAGCAGGCGCTTGATGAGGCTGTCGCCGCCGGGGATGCCGGTGATTCGCCCATGGTCAGCAATAAGCAGATCCAGGCGGCTTGCTTGTTGATCCTCGGCCACCTTTACGCCAACCGCGAGGACGTTGTGATCGGGACCATCGCCACCGAACTGCCGCAAGGTTCGAAGGCGCTCCTGACGCCGCATCGTATCGGGTGGGGCATATGAGGGCCGGGCCGCTGCGCCACCGGCTTCAGGTTGCTCATCGACACGAGGAGAGGAATAAATCCGGGGGCGCTACAGTGACGTGGCTACCAGCTGCTCGCCCAGAAATGTGGGGTGAGGTTCGCACCCCAAGCGGTCGAGTCATTGCGGTTGCTGAAAAGCTGAGTGTTGTTGTAACCGCCGAAATCATCGGCAGGCCGCGGCTAGATATCGTTGCAGGATCGCGCCTGACACGTAGGGGGATCACGTACCAGGTTGAGGCTGTGTTGCCTGACAACGAAAATTCCCTGATGAGGCTTCTCTGCTCATCGGTACCTAACCCATGAGGTGAAACATGAAAATTCGAGCACTGGGCCCGCTGACGGGCGCATCTGGTGAGCGCGAGAAGGGCGAAGAGTTCGAGGTGACCAAGGAGCAGGGCGAAGGCCTGATTGCTCGTGGCTACGCTGAGGCCGTGGCCGACAAGGCCGTCAAGCCAGCGAAGGCCGATCAGGCCAAGGAGTAGGCCATGGCGCGCCGCTCGAAGATGCGCGGCGACATCCGCCTCCGGCGGACGCTGCGCAACATCCACAAGACGATGGACAACGAGTTGGCCCCGGCGATGCGCCAGGCCGCTGAGCGGGTTCTGGCCACCCAGCAACAGCTGATGCCCAAGGACACGGGAGCAGCGGCCGCCGCGCTGAAGATCTACGTCGCGCCCAGCGGGCTGGATGCGCAGATCGGCATTCGAGGAAAGCGCGACAATCGAAAGTTCTTCTACCTGCGCTTCATCGAGTACGGAACCAAGGGCTACATCGGCGGCAAGCGCGCAGGGAGCCGGAACCGCCGCGCAACCAACAAGAGCGATGGCGAACACTTCTTCGGCAAATACCCGGATATTCCGGCCAGGCCGGCGCATCCCTGGCTACGCCCCTCCATCGACGTAAACCGGGAGTACGTCATGGCTGATATCGAGACGGCGGTGCGTCGAACGCTCCGCAAGGCAAGCCAGGGAGTAGGCAATGACTGATCCATCCCTGGCCCTACAAGAGGCCATCTTCGCCAGGCTTCAGGCGGAGGTGAGTTGCCCGATCTACGACGGTGCGCCCTTGAATGCGGAAATGCCATATGTGTCCATAGATCGAGAAGTTTCGGTCAACAACAGCCCGATCTCGGGCCGCAAGCGCGAAACGCGCCTGCTGTACCTGTCCGTCTGGTCTGATGCTGTCGGCCAGGCCGAAGTGAAGCGCATCAACGGCGAGGTGATCGCCGCCCTGGACGAGCGCCCGCTGCCGCTGGAGGTTGGCCGCGCTGTATCGGTACGCGTCATCCAGTCGGACGCCCAGCGGGATGCTGACGGCGTTACCTACCAGGGCTCGATCACGGTTCGCGTCATCACCACCCACTGATTCAACCACCGGCCGCGCTGCGGCTTTATCCAATGTGCCTTTGGAGGAACCCCCATGGCCGAAGACAACCTCAACACAGCCGCTGGCTGCCGCCTCTTCATTGGTGGTAAGACCGGCGCTGATACCGTAACCGAGTACGAGGCCGATACCTATGTCCGGGTGGGCGAGATCGAAGACCTCGGCGAGTTCGGCGACACCTTCAACCCGGTGAACTTCACCTCTCTGGATGATGGCCGTGTGCGCAAGTACAAAGGCACTGCCGATGCAGGCAACATGACCATGGTGGTGGGCTTTGACAGCGGAGACGCCGGTCAGAAGGCTGTAGCTGTCGCGCATAAAGACCGCTCCAAGGGTAACTACAACGTCAAGGTCACCTTGAATGACGGAGACCCTGACGCAACCCCTGCGATCCTGCCGACTACGTTCTATTACGGCGTGAAGGTAATGAATAACACCGTGGCAGCCGGCCAGGCCGACAACGTGGTGCGCCGTAACGTCACGCTGGCGATCAATACCGACATCATCGAAATTCCAGCCGGACCGGCCACCCCATGATCTACGGGGCTGGCCCCGTCCCACCCCTGCGAGAAATCCAATGAGCGAAGCCATGCACGGCACCGTCACGCTGGTGATTGGTGCCCGTAGTTACACCCTGAAGCCGACTCTGGATGCGGCTTTGCGTATTGAACACCGGTTCGGTGGTCTGCGCGGAGCGCTGGAATCGATGCGACTGATGAGCATCGCCGCCTGTGCTGACATCGTGATTGCTGGCGCCGACCTGAAACCCGACCAGCATCCGGTTATCGCCAGTGAGGTGTTCCACACCGGTGTGGCCAAGGTGTCTGGTCAGTTGACCGAGTTCATCACCGTTCTGCTCAACCCTGTACCGCCGAGTGTGGTTGCCAAGGGAAAGGACGAGGCGGCCAGCACAGCGCAGTGAAAAATGGCAGCTACGTTGACTACCTGTTCGGCGTAGCCACCGGCTGGCTTGGCTGGCCGCCTGAAACCGCCTGGCGTACTCCCATCCCCCAAATCATGCTGGCGCTTGACGCCCGTCTCGACTGGGCAGGTCGCGGTCAGGTTCAGCCATCTGGCCAGCCCGCGGCGCCGCGTAGCCCCGGCAGCGTGGCCGACAAGCTGAAGGCCTTCTTCCGAGGCCGTCAGCCAGAGTAGTTTGCCGCCTCCGGGCGGTTTTTTTATGCTTGGAGAATTGCATGGCCGATCAACAAGTCCAGGGCATGCTTGTCCAGATCGAGGCGACAACGGCTCAGCTACGCCGCGAGTTGGCAAGCGCTGACCAGGTGGTGGCGCGCAGCACGCAGGTGATCGACCGCAACCTGGCCACCGTCGATTCGGCTTTTGACAGGGCGGGTGCAGCGGCTGAGAGCGCTGGTGCACTGATGCGTGGCGCCTTCGCTGCTGTTGCTGGCGCCGGGCTGATTGGCGGCATCATCAAGCAGGTCGACGCCTACGGGCAGATGTCGGACCGCATGAAGGCTGCCGCGGGCAGTGCTGGCGAGTACCAGATGGTGCAGGAGCACCTGCTTCGCACGGCCCAGGAAACCTATCGGCCCATGGCCGAGGCCCAAGAGCTGTATATTCGCACTGCCGATGTCATGCGCAGCCTGGGCTTCAATACCCAGCAAACGCTCGACATCACCGACAGCTTCAGCTTCCTGCTGGTGACCAACGCGGCGGCCGCTGACAAGGCCGGCTCTGCGCTGGACGCCTACTCCAAGGCGCTGCAGACCGGCAAGGTTGAGGCTGATGGCTGGGTGTCCATTCAGGACGCAATGCCAACCATCGTCACTGCGATCGCCACTGCCACCGGCAAGAGCGCTGAAGAGATCCGTAAGCTCGGCGTGCAAGGCAAACTGTCGCTCGATGATATCAACACCGGCCTGCTGCGCACCGTGGAGGTCAACCGCAAGGCTGCGGCTGACATGTCCACCAGCGTGCAGGACGCGATGGTAAACATCAGTAACGCCATTCAGAACTTCCTGGGCGGCATGGAGGAGCAGACCGGAGCAGTTGCAGGCCTGTCTAGCGTGCTGATCGCCCTGGCCGACAACGTTGACCTGGTGGCGGTCGCCATGGGTGGCGCGGGCGCTGCGGCTCTTACCCTCTATGTAGCCAAGGCTGGCATGGCGCTGAAGGCCGCCCTGGCCCAGCGCATCGCGGAGGTCCAGAACGCACAGGCAGCACTGCGAGGCGCTGAAGCACAGCGCATCTATGCCCAGGCGCAGGTGCAGCAGGCGGAGGCCTCGGTAGCTGCCGCGACAGGCCTGCAGCGGCTCAATCTGGTTCAGACCCAGCTCTTGCCAAAACAGGCGGCGCTCACGGCATCCACCGAAGCGCTGACCATTGCCCAGGCCAACCTGACACGCGCCGCCACCGGCGGTCTGCTGTCGGCACTGGGCGGCCCGATGGGGCTGGCTTTGCTCGCCGGTACCGCAGCGGCCAGCTTCCTGTTACTCAGCGACAACGCCGACCAGGCGGGCGTCAGCCTGGACGACCTGCACAAGCCGGTTGCTCAGCTGCGAGAAGAGTTCGCCAAGCTCAACAAGGACCAGCGTGAAGCCTCGCTGGTGAAGTGGCAGCAAGAACAGGTCAATGCCGCTGACAAGGTGAAGGACGCCTATGGCGACCTGTCCCAGTCGATCCGATCGGCTGTGGTCACGGCCCCGGCGCGCGACTCTGGCGGCCAATACAACCGGCAGTTGGCCGAATACCAAGGCCTGATCGATCGCCTCAATGAGGCGCGTGCCTCGGGACAGGGTTTATCGCCTGTGCTGCAGGAGGTAGCGACACGGCTGCAACTGCCGGCCAGCACGGTGCAGCAGTGGATCACCCAGGCGGGTGCCGTCAGCGACGCCGACCAGCGATCGAGCCTGATCGCGGAAACCCTGCGAGTGCTCACCGGTGTCACCGATGCGAACACCTCGGCCACCCAGGCGAACAATGCCGCCAAGGTCGGCATGAGTTCGGCGGGCCAGACGTATCTGGAAACGCTGCAGAAGCAGCTGGCCGGCCTGCAGGACAATGGCGACGCAATCAAGATCGCCAACCGCTACATCGCCGAAAACGCCGATCTCACCGAGACCGACCGACAGGCGATCCTTTCGGCGGCCAGCGCGATCGAGTCGCAGAAGAAGGCCAACAAGGATGCGACTGAAGGCAGCAAGGGCCGCACCAAGGCGCTGAACGACGAGGTCAAGGCGCTCGACGCGATCATCGACCGTGCGCTGCCGGAGAAGAAGCGCCTGGAGGACCTGGTCGAGGGCGTGCAGGGGCTGCGCAAGGCCCAGGTCGCCGGCAAGATCACCGCCGCCGAGATGGAGCTCGGCATCAAGAACCTGAACGCGGCCTATGCCGATCCGGAGTTGAAGAAACGGGCCGAAGAAGAGAGGAAGCTGGCGGAGATCCGGCGCAACAGCGCCGAAGCCTACCGCAAGGCCATGGAGGTGGTGCTGCAGACCCGGCAGGACGCAATCAATGCGGACGTAGCCGGCGTAGGCATGGGCGACGATCAGCGCGAACAGGCCGACCGGCTCAACGCTGTGCGGCAGAAGTATGCCGAGGCGCGCCGGCAGCTTGAAGAGCAGCAGGAGGATGTGTCGCGCCGGCTCAGCCAGGACGCCTATCAACAGCGGCTGGCGGACCTGGCCGACTACCAGGCCCGCGAGCTGCAGATGGAAGTCGACGGTTTCGACGCTCGCTTGCTGGCCCAGCGCGACTATCGCAACGGCGCCAAGCGGGCCTGGGCGAACATCCAGGCCGATGCCGCGAACGTGGCAGTCGCAACCGACGACATGCTGACTACGGGCTTCAATACTGCCCGTGACGCGTTGGCTGACTTCGCTATCAGCGGCAAGGCCAGCTTCAGAGACTTCACTACCAGCGTCATTTCGGATATGGCCAGGATCGCCAGTCAGCAGGCCGCGAGTTCGCTGCTGAGCGGTTTGGTTGGCCTAGGTGTTTCTGCTGCGAGCGCCTGGTTCGGTGGTGGCTCAGGTAACGGCATGACGCCCGGGTCTGCGGGTGCCATCTCGTCGAACCTCGGTGCGTCGCAGGCGGGCTATGGCAGTACGTACTTCCCCCAGGCGCTGGGCGGCGCTTGGTCTGGAGGCGTGCAGTTGTTCGCCAAGGGCGGTGCGTTCACCAACAGTGTGCTGAGCCGCCCGACTGCCTTCGGCATAGCAAATGGTGGCCTAGGCGTGGCCGGCGAGGCTGGACCTGAGGCAATCATGCCGCTGGCCAGGGGCTCGGACGGATCGCTTGGCGTGCAGGTCGTTGGTGGCAACGGCGGCGGGTCCACAGTGGTGCAGCTCAACGTGCCGGTTTCGGTGAGTGTTGAGGACCGCAGCGCAGACGGCATGGAACTGGACAGCACCACCCTTCAGCAAAACCTCCAGCAGCAGATGCAGGGGGTGGCTGAGCGTGCCATAGCCGCTTCGTGGCGGGCGGGTGGCGTGAGTTATCGAAACAGTAACGGGAGGCGCTGATGGCGATCGAAACCTTCACCTGGACGCCAGACGACGAGGCCAGCGGTGATAGCATCTTACGCACCCGGAAATCACAGTTCGGTGACAACTACGCCCAGGTGTCCACCGATGGCCTAAATGCCGAATCTGACAGCTGGTCGCTGTCGTTCGGCGGTCTGGCTGACGAGCTCGCACCTATCCTGGCGTTCATCCGGAGGCACCGGGGCGCCACGTCATTTCTGTGGACGAATCCCGAGGGCGTCCTTGGGCTTTATCGGTGCGAGACCTTCCGGCAGCAGCGAAAGCCGGGCGGTGTGGCGGTGCTGACAGCTACTTTTGAACGAGCATTTCATCCATGACCTTGATCACTCAGCTGCAGAAGCTGGAGCCCGGCGCAGAAATACTGTTGTTCGAGCTGGACGGCTCCGATTTCGGAGCGGACACGCTGCGATTCCATGGGCACGCGATACCGCACACACCTCAAGAACTGGCAGCGGCTGGCGCGAACGCTGACCAGCTGCCGGCCAAGTCGATCTGGTGGCAGGGCAATGAGTACGGCGCCTGGCCCATGCAAATCGATGGCATCGAAGCGAACTCGGATGGTACCGCCGTGCGGCCCACGCTGACCGTGGGCAACGTCAACGGCCGAATCACCGCCCTGTGCCTGGCCTTCGACAACCTGCTCGAGTTCAAGCTGACCATGCGTCACACCATGGCTCGCTACTTGGATGCGGTGAATTTCCCGGCAGGCAACCCGGAGGCCGATCCGACCGAGGAGGCGATCGAGGTCTGGTACATCGACCAGAAGGTGTCCGAGAACGGCACCACGGTTTCGTGGGAGCTGGCCAGCCCTGGCGACGTGGGCGGGGAGACTATCGGCCGGCAGATGACGCAGCTATGCCACTGGGCAATGACTGCCGGCTACCGCGGCCCGAACTGCGGCTACACCGGCCCCTACTTCGACCTTGAAGGCGATCCCACCGACGACCCGGCCAAGGACCAGTGCAATGGCTGCCTCGACACGGGATGCAACGTTCGCTACGGGCAGGGCAATCAACTGCCATTCGGCGGCTTCCCGGCCGTTTCCCTGATCGCACGGAGCTGACCATGCGCAAACACATCCTGGAGGCAGTGCGAGCGCATGCCGCCGGCTGCTATCCGACAGAATCATGCGGACTGATCGTGGCGGTAGGTCGGTCGCACAAGTACGTGCCTTGTGAAAACACCGCGACTGATCCATCCGAGGAATTCCGCATCGCGCCCGAGCAGTATGCTGCGGCTGAAGAGCAGGGCGAGGTGATCGGTATCGTGCACTCGCATCCAGATGCCACCAGCAAGCCGTCACCCCGTGACCTGGCCATGTGCGAGGCCACTGGGCTGCCCTGGTACATCCTGTCCTGGCCGGAGGGTGACCTGCGCACCGTCACGCCCACCGGTCACGCTCCGCTCCTAGGACGGCCGTTCGTGCATGGCGCTTGGGACTGCTGGCAGGTCTGTGCTGACTGGTACAAGCGAGAGTGGGGTCTGGAATTTCCGGCCTACGCGCGGGAGGAGGGTTGGTGGGAGAAGCCGGACGGTCCAAGCCTGTATGAGCAGGCCTTCGAGTCTGCTGGCTTCTATCAGATTAGCCAGCCGCAGCGGGGCGACATGATTGTCATGGCCGTGGGCCGCACGGCTCACCCGAACCACGCCGGCATTTACCTCGGCGCTGACGCTCGGCTGCCGGAGGAATCGGCGGAGGTCTTCGGGCCTGGCCCGTTCATGCTGCACCACCTGCAGGGGCGGCCATCAGAAATCATTGTGTTCGGCGGGCCATGGCTCGACCGGGCGCGCCTTGTGCTGCGTCACCGAGACGCCAAGTGATACATTCAGCGCTTTTCAGGGAGGGATCACATGCGAATTCTGATCGGTGCGGTGGGACTGGCGTTGCTGGCGGGGTGCGCGACTTCAGCAACCTCAATTCAACAAGCGGTTCCAGTGCCAAACGACGAACTGTATGCCTTTCAATCTGAGCCACTAGGAAATAGCGGAACGCTCTCCGTGGTGCGCGACTCCGGTTTCGTTGGTTCTGGCTGCGATGTCGTTGTATATATCGACGGAGCGAGGGCCGCGAAGGTCGGGCCGGGGCAGCGGGCTAGTTTCCACCTTCCTGTTGGGCGGCCGAATATTGGCGTAGGCCTGGCGGAGTCAGGACTCTGCGCAGGAATGGCGGTGCGCTCTGTTACTGGCGATGTCCAAGATGGCCGTGAAACTATCTACAGGATCAGCGGAGATATGAGCGGCGTCTATATAGGGCCATACATCAATTACAAGTAATCAAGCCGCCTTCGGGCGGCTTTTTGTATTCCGAGGAAAATATGAATCCAGAAATGACAGCTATTGAATTTTCAGGCTCTTTCCGAAAAGCACTTGGGCGAAAGCATCAGCGTTTGCTGGACACTGGGAGCGTTCGGGAGCTGCTGAAAGCGCTTACGATCACTCTGCCTGGATTCAAGGAAGAAGTTGACCGCCTGGACAGACTCGGCATGCGGTTCGCCATTTTTCGCAACGGAAAGAACGTTGGGGAAAGTGAGTTCGAACGTGGCGGAACAAGGACGGTAAAGATTGTTCCGGTAGTATCCGGCAGCAAGCGAGGTGGGCTTCTTCAAACAGTAGTTGGCGCGGTTCTGATTGCGGCAGGGGTATTTCTCTCTTCTACCCCGTTTGGTGCGCCTTTACTCGGCGCCGGTGTTGCTATGGTCGCCGGCGGCGTAATCCAGATGCTCAGCCCCCAGGCAAAGGGTCTATCGCAGAGCGCCGCGCCCGAGAACCTGCCGAGTTACGCCTTCGGCAGCGCCAAGAACACCACCGCCAGCGGCAACCCCGTTCCGATCTGCATCGGCGATCGACGCTGGGGTGGGGCGATTATCTCCGCCTCGATTGAGGCGCAGGACAAGGCATAGCGCCAAAAGAATGCATAGACCGCCAGCTGGCGGTTTTTTTTCGCCCGGAGGAAAGCATGGGCCCTGTAGATCACCTGGAAATCACCGGCGCCAAGGGCGGCGACAGCAAGCCGAAAACTCCGTTCGAGGCACCGGACAGCCTGCAGTCGACGAACATCGCCAAAATCCTGCTGGCCGTGGGTGAGGGCGAATTCGACGGTACGCCAACCGACCGTGACATCTGCCTCGACAATACGCCGATCATGGACGCCAGCGGCAACGTGAATTTCCCAGGTGTGAAGTGGGAGTGGCGCCCAGGTTCGGTCGAGCAGGACTACATCCAGGGCATTCCCTCTGTCGAGAACGAGACCAACGTCAATGTCGAGCTGCGCAGCGACAACCCGTTCACCCGCGCACTGAGCAACACCCAGCTCTCGGCCGTGCGCGTGCGCATGACTTGGCCGCGCCTGGCACAGCAGGACAGCAACGGCAACACCAACGGCTACCGCATCGAGTACGCGATCGATATCGCCTCCGACGGCGGCGCCTACGTCGAGGCGCACCTCGGCGCCGTGGACGGCAAGACCACGAACGGCTATCAGCGCTCGGTGCGCGTGAACCTGCCCAAGGCGACCTCCGGCTGGATGCTGCGTGTGCGCCGGATTACCCCGAACGCCAACAGCGGCACAATCGCCGACACGATGACCATCGCTGGCTACACCGAGATCATCGACCAGAAGCTGCGCTACCCGAACACCGCGCTACTGTACATCGAGTTTGACGCCCAGCAGTTCCAGAACATCCCGGCTGTCACCGTGAAGTGCAAGGCCAAGCGTTGGCCGGTACCGACCAACTACGACCCGGTAGCCCGTACCTACACAGGCGTATGGGACGGCACCTTCAAGCAGGCCTGGACCAACAACCCTGCGTTCGTGACCTACGGGCTGTGTGTCGAAGATCGTTTCGGTCTGGGTAAGCGCATCAAGTCGTGGATGGTCGACAAGTGGGAGATGTACCGCATCGCCCAATACTGCGACCAGCTGGTGCCGGATGGCGTGGGTGGTCAAGAGCCGCGCTATCTGTGCGACATGAACCTGCAGGGCCGCTCCGAGGCCTGGACGCTGCTGCGTGACTTGGCAGCCATCTACCGGGGCATGGTGTACTGGGCCCACGGTTCGCTGTTCATGCAGGCGGATATGCCGCGCGCCCAGGACATCGACTACGTGTTCACCCGGGCCAACGTCATCGACGGCGACTTCGTCTATGGCGGCGCGGAGCGCAACACGCACTACAGCCGGGCCCTGGTCAGCTACGACAACCCGGCCAACAACTACGACACCGACGTCATTCCGGTGACCGATCTGTCGCTCCAGCGCCGGTACCGCGATCGCCCAATCGAGCTGTCGGCGATTGGCTGCACCCGCGCCTCCGAGGCCCAACGCCGCGGTAAGTGGGCGCTGTTGAGCAACAGCCAGGACCGCACCGTCACCTTCAAGACCGGCATGGAAGGACGCATTCCACTGCCTGGCTACGTCATTCCCATCGCAGACGAGCTCGTTGCGGGCCGTCCAAACGGTGGCCGGATTTCGGCTGCTGCCGGCCGCGTTGTGACCTTGGACCGTGACACGCCGATCAAGGCCGGTGATCGCCTGATCTTGAACCTGCCGAATGGGACTGCTCAGGCGCGCACCGTGCAATCGGTAGCTGGGCGCGCGGTCACGGTGACCACCGATTACGGGGTCCAGCCTGAACCTGAGCTGCAGTGGGCAATCGACTACGACGACCTGGCGGTGCAGTTGTTCCGCGTGCTGAAAACGACGCGCACCCAGGAGGGCGAGTACGAGATCACCGCGCTTGAGTTCAATCCGAGCAAGTTTGCAGCGATCGATACCGGTGCCAAGCTGGACGAGCGCCCGATCAGCGTCATCCCGGTGACCACCGTGAAGCCGCCGGCGAGCGTGACGCTGTCGTCTACCCACATGATTGATCAAGGCATCGCGGTCAGCACCATGACCATCGCTTGGCCGGTAGTGGAGGATGCCGTTGCTTACGATGTTGAATGGCGCAAGGACAACGGCAACTGGATTCGTCTGCAACGGACCGGCGCTGCTTCGGTTGATGTGGTAGGAATCTACGCTGGCGCTTACCTGGCTCGGGTACGGGCGGTCAGTAGCTTCGACATCACCTCGATCTGGAAAAGCTCGAATCTGACTCAGCTGAATGGCAAGGAAGGCCTGCCGCCGGCCGTTACGTTCCTGGATACCGAAAGTCTGCTGTTTGGCATCGGCATCAAGTGGGGCTTTCCAGCGGGCGCCGAGGACACCCAGCGAACGGAGCTGTGGTACAGCGAAGGTACCGATCTGGGCTTAGCCACCAAGCTGGCCGACCTGGCCTATCCGCAGAATGAGCACGTCATGCAGGGCCTGCGCGCCGGGCAGCGTTTCTTCTTCTGGGCTCGCCTGGTGGATCGCACCGGCAACCTCGGCCCGTTCTTCCCGGTGGCCCCGGCCGTGGTTGCCGGAATGGCCAGCGCTGATGCTGGCGCGATCCTCGAGCAGATCAAGGATCAGATCACCGAAAGTGAACTGGGCCAGGAGCTCACCAGCCGCATCGACCTGATAGACAAGAATGGCCCTGGGTCGGTGAACGATCGGATAGGGACGGCCAAGACCGAACTGGCCCAGCAAATCAGTGAGGTGAACAACGCCCTCAACACCACCAAGGGCAACTTGCAGCAGCAGATCACCGCTGTGAGCGTTGATGTGTCGGCTGCCAAGGCCGACCTGCAGCAGCAGATCGCCAACGTCTCGGCCTTGGCCGGCTCGTTGCCGTACCGGAAAGACAAGGCCTACAGCGTCGGGCAAAGCGCCTTGGGCAGCGATGGTATGTTGTACCAGGCCCTGAAAGCCGTGCCGCTGAACACGCCGCCGCCGAACACCACCTACTGGACTGATGTTGGCCAAGCTGTAGTTACGGCCAACGGCATGGCGGCGCGCGTGTCGAAGGTCGAAACCGACGTATCGACGCTGGATGGCAAGGTCACTGCCCAGGCATCGCAGATCAGCGGGCTGCAAGCGGGTCTCTCCACGACCAATGACAACGTGGCCAAGAAAGCCGATGCATCCGCAGTGAGTAGCCTGGGCCTGCGCGTGTCGGATGCCGAGGGCAAACTTTCATCCCAAGCCACCCGCCTGGACGGCATGCAGACCAGCATCGACGGCAAGGCCAGCTCGCAGGCGCTGCAGCAGGTCACCACCCGGGTGGCGGCTACCGAAGACAAGGACAAAGCGCAGGATCAACAGCTTTCGTCGCAGAGTCAGGCCCTGACTTCGCTGACCGATAGTGTGAGTAAGAAGGCTGACGCCTCGGCTGTGCAGTCGATTGGTAACCGGGTGGACAGCGCCGAAGGTGTTCTAACCAGCCAGAGCAATGATATCACCCAGCTCAAAAACAGCGTGGGAGCGGCCCAGCCATTCGTGGCTGGCCGTGCCTGGGAGTTCACTGGCTCTACCCGTGGGTGGGCGGCTACAGCTTCCGGTTCTGCGTTCATCGCCGGTCCGCTGTTCGCCACCATGGCCAAGTCTCAAAGCCTCCAGTGCAGCTTCACACCTGTGCTGCCAGGTGCGGAGAACCCCTACCTGCGCATCCGACTGCGTCGTCGCAACACAACGCGTACTGCGGCACGGATGTACTGGGCCAACGAAGACGGCGGCTTGGCGGAGGCTCGCCGCCTGGATTGGACGATCAGCGTTACCACCACTGACTGGCAAAACATCGAATTGGACCTGTCCGGCCAGGACGGGTGGGCCGGCAAGAGCATGTATGCCATCCGCTTGGACATGATGAACGCTGCGGATACGAGTGGTGAGGTTGATGTCGCTTACATCGCTGTGGGCAGACGTTCTGCGTCCGCGTCGGCGGAGGCTGTATCCAGCCTGAGCAACGCCGTGACTGAAGCCGAAGGAAAGCTCGCCACCCAAGGCCAGTCGATTTTCAGCCTGCAGGGCGGACTGACGGCCACCAACACGAACGTCACCGCTGCCCAGCAGGCCGCCCAGGCGGCTGCTACAGCGGCGGGCGCTAAAGGGGAGGTTATTTACGGGTCTGCCGCACCTGCTGCTGACAAGCGCCTGGCTCAGAACCTTTGGATCGACACCACTGGGAACGCCAACACGCCGAAGCGCTGGTCAGGCACCGCATGGATGGCCGTCACTGACAAGGTGGCCAGCGATGCGGCGGCGGCGGCTGCCAGTGCTCTGAGCAAGGTGGAAACCAAGGCCGATGCCTCGACAGTTCAGACATTGGGCAACAAGGTGGAGCAGCAGGGGGCGGCGATCACTGCCGCCGGCGAGGCCATCACAGGCATCAATACGTCGCTGGCTCAGGCAGGCGGGGAGAATCTGCTGTACAACCCGTCGCTGGACGTAGTCAGTCCGACCACGGCTTGGTTGCCCGATGGATGGACGCTGGGCAATTCCGGCTCGACGCTAACGTCGAACTTTGTGCCGTCCACGCTTGATCCGTCAGGAATGGCGCTGCGTCTTGGCCTGACCATCCCGAACGCTGGGAGCTATGTCGACCTGGTGCAGGACACACCCAAGTGGCCAGGTGTCTCAGAGGGCCAGGTTCTGACGCTATCCGGACATTTCCGGGCAACCAGTGGGCTGATCGCGCAGCTGTTCTTCCAGTGGCGTGATGCCAGTGGAGCAAACATCAGCACGGATGGGGCTAGCTCGCAGAACGCTTCCATTGCGCCCGAGGCTTGGCAGAGATTCAGCCGTACCTCGGCACCTGCGCCTGCGGGTGCCGCGTCGGTACGAATCATCTATCGCATTCGGGGGCCGTTAAACGGAGCCAGCACAACGGGGTGGTGTGAATGGGATCGACTGCAGCTCGAACTTGGAAACGCGATGACTGGCTGGCGGGACAATGGCCGGCTCAACGCGGCTGATATCACCGCCAATGCCGCTGCCACGTCTGCCCTTGCTGGGCGGGTAGGCCTAACAGAATCAGGCCTGAGCAGCGCCTCTAACCAGCTAACTCAGTTGGATAACAGCATTGGCGATATCGGCGGCGAGAACCTGCTCTACAACCCGGCTTTCACCAAGGCCGGGGGTTCCGCTGGGGGCGTCGATGGCTGGGAAACCGAAGGCCCGGTGTCAACAACGGATACCTTGGTAACCTCTTGGATAAACTCCGGTGAGAAAGCCTTGCGCATGGTTGCCACTGGAGGGTTCACCACCTCGTCGGGTTACCGATCGCTGCGCCCGAACGTGACAGGTACCCCCCGCAGGCCCAATGTAGGTCCGAGCCAAACGCTGACCACGTCTATTTTCGTCAGAGGCACCAGTGGTCTGTCGCTCAGGATCTTTATGCAGTGGGTGGATGCGGCAGGGGTGGTCATCAGTGCACCTGCTTCGCCGCTTGTGCAGATCAGCCCAAGCGCACAGCGCGTGCAGTACACCGCTGTATCTCCGTCCAATGCGGCAGGGTGCATCTTGTATTACCGCATCTACAGCGCCACAGGGGCTGTGACAGCAGGCTATGTAGAATTTGCCAGGCCGCAGCTTGAGGTCGGGGCAAGGGCTAGCGGATGGCGGGACAGTGGGCAGGTAGACAGCAATGCCATCGGTGCCGTATCTACGGCCGTCGACGGCCTGACTTCAAGCGTGAGCCAGCAGGGTAAAGACATCAACTCTGTGTCCGCCAGAACGACCAGTCTGGAGAACAGCGTTAACAACGGTTCCACTGGCCTGGCCAGCAAGGCGTCGACCGCAGCGCTGAACAGCGTGGCTGGCCGCGTCGCTGCTACTGAAAGCGGACTGACTGCGCAATCCACGAGCATCACCAACCTGGAAGCGAAGATAGGCACCGCTCTGCCATTCGTGGCTGGTCAGACCTGGGAGTTTACAAACTCATTAGAGGGCTGGAAGGCCAATACACCCGGCGCAACACTCACTGCTGGCCCTCAGTACGCGACTGTCGCCAAGTACACGACCATTCAGGTAACCAGCACATTCCCGGTCATAGATGGCGCCGAGAACCCGCTGATCCGCATAAGGCTGCGCCGGCGCAACACCGGCCGGACCAGTGCGGCTATGTACTGGGCCAATGAGGATGGGGGCCTTGCCGAGGCCCGGCGATTCAACTGGCCTATCAGCACCTCTAATGGGGACTGGCAGGACATTGAGTTCGACCTTTCCGGCCACTCAGGCTGGAACGGGAAGAAGATCTGGGCCATCCGCCTGGACATGTACAACTCAGGTGATGCCAATGGCGAGGTGGACATTGCCTACATCGCAGCCGGTCGGCGGTCGGTGGCTGCTTCGGGTAGGGCGTTTGATTCGCTCAGTGTCAACGTATCCCAGCAGGGCGACAAGCTAACCGCTGAGGGGAAGCGAATCGATGGGTTGTACACCGCCGTAGGTGATGCGAATGCAGCGATTCAAAACGAAGCCAAAGCCCGGGCTGATGCGGAAGGGGCGCTAAGCAAGCAGATTCAGACCACCGAGGCATCGCTGGGCACGACCAATGCGGCCGTGCAGCAGGTAGCGACCGCCCAGGCCGACATGAAGACGATGCTAAACGCCCAGTACTCGGTGCGTGTGCAGGTCAACAACCAGTACGGTGCGCATGTTTTCGCCGGGTTTGGTATTGGCATCAACTCGCAGAACGGCATCGTGCAGTCTGCGTTTGTGGTCAATGCGGATCAGTTTGTGTTGCTGAATAGAAACGGCGGCGGCGGGCTTTCATCGCCATGGTCGGTGGTCGGCGGTCAGACCTTTGTGGCTGACGCCTACATTCGCAACGGGAGTATCGGTAGAGCGAAGATCGCAGATGCGGCTATCGGCACTGCCAATATCGAGGATGGTGCCATTAAGGCCGCCAAAATCGGGGTGGCCGAAGTCGACACGCTGCGCATCCGTGGCAACGCTGTCACTGTGCCGGTATCGGCAAGCAGTCCCGGAAATGTGCTGGGAGCGGGGGTAGGCCAATGGCAAAACCTGGTCGCTGTCGGCATTCAGATGGACGAGGGCGGCTTTATTCTTGCCCAGTACGGCTGCTATCAAGGATTTGGCAGCGGTATCCGTAAGTACCAATTTCAGATGGATATCAACGGCATCGTCATCGCGGAAGGTGGCGGCGACTGGGCGGATGGTTTCCCTAACCTGAAGGGATCAATCGGCGTTGGCCCGGGGTTTTTCGTCGTCACTGTGAAGTGGTGGGGGGAGAACACGGGTGTCGGCGTGAGAAATCATAACCTCTTTGCGATGGGGACTAAGCGGTGAGCAACATTGGACACTTCGCAGCCTATGAGACTGACGGCCGGATCGTGTTTGCCGTCAGCTGCCCGCCCGAGTTCGGGAAGAAGATCATCAGGCTGAACACCGACCGGCCCTTCATCCAAGTGGCCACACCGGCAAGGCCGGCCGATCACTTCGTGATGGGGCAAATGCTCAAGGAGCGTCCCCAGATGGGGGCGGTTCTCCAAGGGCTCTGGTTGAAGGGGGTGCACGAAGGTGCCGCCGTCAACATCGAGAGCGAAACCTACACCGCTGACGGCAGTGAC